AACCGGTCAACGCCCGCATCATCCCCCGGCCGGGGGATGATGCGGGCGTTGACCGGTTTCGGAACGGTCGGGTCGTAAGTGCCGCCCTGACCGACCGGCGGATTCTCTAAGACGCTGGGCAGTCCTTTACACTGCGGGTTCCACTGCGGGTTCGGCATCCACTTCTCGAACCGGTACGGCGGTCGGCGGCCTCCGGGGTATTCACCACTGGCGCCCGGAAGCGCCCCACCCTCACTCACCGATTCCCCGGTCAACGGACCGCCCCAGGCCGGCGGCATGTTCGGCGGGATCGGGTCGCCGGGCATGAACACCGGCGGGGGCAATTCGTACACGAGGTCCACGCACATGAGCGGCGGAATTGCCTCGAACGTGATGCCCGAAAAGGTTCCCCCCGGCCATCCCGGTTCCCGGATGTATTTCGGTCCGAGCGGCCAGCGGGGCGCCGGCCCAAGCCCCAGCATCGGGACCGGAAATTGTGGCGTGACCGCACCCGGAACCGTCGGCGGGTCTATCTCGTAGTCCTCCAACGTGTCGGTGTACCAGTAGTTCGGCATGGGCACCTCGGGGAAAGATGGGGAAAACCTATCGGACTAAACGAACTGAGCGGGCGGCGAGTCCACGTCCACCCGCTCGCCTTCGTGGGTGCCGGTGAATCGGACTTTGCAACCGATCGGGCCGTCGTCGTACAGGGAACCCAGTGAACAAGTGAGCCAGAAGTAGGTTTTCCACTCCCACGATCCGTCTTCCTGTTCGTCCCCGACGGTGTTGAGAGTGAGGGAGTCGTACCGGGTGACGTCGCCGTACGGAGAGATGTTGACGATCGGCGCACCGTCAACGGAATGCGCCGAGTGAATGAAGTAGTCGCTGCTGTCCCGGATCGCGGCCACGCCGACGACGGTCAGCGTCTTGTTGCCGCGGGTTCCTTCGAGCAGCCACGTCGGGTTGGGATTCGGGTAACTGACAACCGGCCAGGAAGTCGCGGGCGTGGCCATGAAATCTCCCGAGAAGTGAATTTACGATGGCTTTCTATTAGACCGGCGACCAGATCGGCATCCCGTCGCTGGCAATCCTCAGACGATCACCCGGGTCTCCCGGCCCCAGATACCCGATCGTCCCGTCGTTCTGGACGAAGGCGATCGACCCGGCCGGCACCCCAATCCCCGGCTGGTTGACGCTCGTCGCACAGGGATCAGGCGGCTCGTCGGCACCGGCCTTAACCTTCGGCAACGAACGGTAAGACGTCCTTCGGAACGTCCTGCCGCCCGGAACAGTTACACTTTCTTCGTGTTTCTCAAAGCCGGGAGGACTACAGCCCATGAAGCGTCTCCTTTTGATAGGCCTGGTCTCATATTGCGTCAGTTGCAGCAGTTCTTCAACTGCGCCGCCGCCACAACCCTTAGCCGTGACGATGGGCGATCTGATCGACGCCCACCGGCACACACCGAAGTCGGATATTTATCGGGGTCTGATCGTGAAGGTGATCGTCACTGTAACCGACGCGGACGTGGTCAACCATTCCGTTTGCCGCAGACTCGCCCTGACTTACGAACCCATCGTCCGGATCTACTTGCCGCCCGACAAGCCGCTGCCGGTTCCGGGCAGGTACATTTGCACGGCTCGGGTCGACAGGGCCGAGACTTCACCCGGCGATCGCGGGCTGCCGGACGTGCCATTTACTCTGATCCTCCTGGACGGTTGCCTGTCGCCGGTGGAGTAGCGTTCTCCTCTTTCCGCCCGTCGATCTTGGCTTCCAGCTTTTCGAGGACTCTGGTTTGGGCTTTGACGAGATCCGCCAGCGAACGAATCTCCAACTGAATGTCCTTTTGGGTAGTGAGCAAGGACTGATTCAAACTCCGAGCCTCCTCGGTCCGGTCGGCCTGGGCGGATTTGAAGGCGTCGATCAACGCGGTCTGAGTCGTCACCTGGGCCGCTGCCGCCGCTTGCCGGCCGTCTGTATCGCTGCCGAGTTTATCCCGGAGCATGAGCCAGAACGCGCTTACGACAACAGCGATCGCACCGCCCTGAAAAAGCCGTGTGGCCATCGGGCTTGTGCCCCACCACGAATTCGGGTCGGTCTTCACGTAGACCGGCTGCGGTGTCGCAATGGGTGCCCCGGCGGGTGCCACGCCCGGGTAAGTCGGTACCGGAGCGGCCGGTACGACGGTGAATGGCTCGCCGGCCGGCTTGACGGGGATGGCCCCCTCGGTCAGCTTCGTGAGTACCCCATCCACGACCTCAGTGGCAATCGGTCCCATTGCGTCACCCCTTGATGGCGGGTCCGAACACCTGCCACCCCAGCAGGCCGAACAGCACGATCAGCAAGCCGGTGCTGACGTAAACGGCTCTGGCCGCGAACAACTCGACGCCGAAGAACACCGACAGGACCCAAAGGATCATGATGATCCAAAACAGCAAACCGCGAGTCATGGCTGCCCCCCGTGTTGAGCCGGAACGACAACGTCGTCCCCAAGAATGCCCTTCTGGTCTACACGCTGGATAACTTCATTATCCGAGTTTACGATCGCACAGTCCCGGCATTCGTACCGGCACTTCGTCCCGGGCGTGCCCTGGATCAGGATCGGATGCCGGGTGCGCACCCCGTCGAAGATCAGAGTGCCTTGGCCCGGCTCGTCCTGCTTGAACCCTTCGTAGAGGAACATCCCGTCGTAGAGGCCGCCGTTCACCCGGAGATTCACACCACCGGAGACTTTCACGTCCACCTTGTCCTGCCGACGGTTCCCATTGGTCATGCAGGAATTGAGCGTCACGTCCGTCGTGGCCAGCGTGTTGCCGACTTCGAGCAGGTGGCCACACCCCTCCGTCCGCAAACCCGTCGCCGAATACACCCCGGCACCCACGAGTTGCCAGACCGTGTCCACGTTCGAGAAACTGCCCACCCGCAGATGCACGCACCCGGCCTTGTCGGTGACGAGGGCGATGTAGCAGTCCGAGGCGCCGAACTGGTCGATCTTGTAGTTCAGCGAGTTCTGGGTCTCGATCACCACGCCGTAGGTGCAGTTGTTGACCTTCACGATGTCCAGCGTCACTTCCGACGAGGACGAATTGAACTCCGTGCTGCCGAACCGCATCCCGTACTCGAACCCGTCGATCAGAAGTGACTTGTAATTAGACGTGCCGCTCTGAGTGCCGAACTGCGGGAGGAGATTCGTGTTGCCGCTCCGAATACCCGTCCCCATGCGGGTCGCCGACAGGTTCTTCAGGGCGAAGCCGGAAATCAAACTCCCCCACGCTCCGGCCGGCAGTTGAATGCACCCGTCCTCCCGCTCGTACCCGCGGTAGTGGAGGTTGGAGCGGCTGAAGCCCACCCCGAAGAGGTTCTTGCCACCGTCCGGAATGACCGCCTTGGCGAACTCGAATTCGCCCGGTCGGACCACGGAATCGAAATCGGCACAGTCTTGCAGGTATTTAGTGGCGTCGGTGCCCGGAAGCGGAAGTGCGTCGTCCATGTGTGGCCCGAGGGGAAGGTCCGCCCCCGGCCGGGCGACATCCGCCCCTCGCGGTTGTCGCTCGCGGCCGGGGGTGGGTCAAGTGCCGACCGCGATCCACGAGAAGGTCTCGGTGCCACTGCTGGCAACCAGCGTCGGGTCGGAGTTGGACGTCGGCTTCCAGGCGTCCACGGCCAAGGCGCCCGTCGCCCAGTTGGTCGTCAGGTTCGTGATGAGACAGGTCCCGACGCCCGGGGCGCCCGCGTCGTGCAGGGTCAGAGTGGCCGCCACCACCGTCGAGAGTCCCGTCGTCACGGGAGTGGGATTGGAGCCGTCCAGAGCGGTCGTTCCTCGGGCAATCTTGTACCCGGCCGCCACGCCGATCACACCGAGCGTGCTGACCGCATTCACCGCCCCGTCGATGTTCAGCCAGTTCGAGGAGTCGTAAGTTCCGATGTTGATGTAAAACAGCGATCCGGTCGAACCCTTGACGTTGTGAAAAATGGCGGACGGCGCGAATCCCTTGATGCCGTTCGTCGGAACCCCGGTCCCGGTAGTCGAACTCTGACCCGGCTGGAAAGGGAACCCGAGGAGCCGCCCCCATCCGGAGGCATTCATGTACCGGTCAACTGCGGCGTCAAGGTCCAGACTGGAAATGGGCATGGGAGCCTCCGGAGTTAGCCGTACACGACACCGTTGATCGGAATCGGCGGGAACGTCCGCCACGGGCCTCGATACCACCCGTCGTCCGACTTGTCCCCGTTATAGCCCAAACTCTGAGGACGGTGCCGCTTGTCCTGCGCAATACTCGCCGCCAGACGGGCCGCGAACGCCTGGGCGTGGACCCCGGGGTCGTTGTCCAGACGCTCCTCGGCCACCGACAGACAGGCTTCGAGGATGGTCTCGGCGTGGGCCGCACCCCCGTAAGGGATCGGTGTCGTGGCCGACAAGGCGTCGGGGAGTATCGAATACGTCACCTTGATCTGGTAGGCCTGATCCGGTGTCGGGAACACGTCCAATCGGAACCGCTGGCCGTTCTGCAAACCCGTGCCGCGAAGGGGAACCTCGGCGATCCTTGCGGGCCGTCCGGTAAAGGTGGGAGTGAGGGCGTAAGCCTGTCGGATGTCGGCCTCGTTCGTCGTTAGGAGCGGCCACCACGTCACCGTGTTCGAAGCCGAAACCACCGCCGGACCCGCCATGCCGTTGTAATCCGGCGGGAGGTCGATGAACGAGACCGCTTCGGGAAGTTGGAGAATCGTCGTGGGCTTGAGAAAGGACCAGCCGTACACGCCGTCGGGGAGGGCCGGAAAGTAGAACCTGCGGAGGCCGGACGAAAGGGCGTCGTCAATCACCAAGACCTGGTCGTCCTCGTAAGGCGGCTGGCCGAAATCTTCACCCCGGCCGTACCCGAGAAAGAACCCGATCTGGGAACGAAGCACAGACCGGGTGATCGTGAGCGACGATTCCATTTAGTAGCCTTCGCCTTCGTCCGTCTCCTCCTTGGCCGAACTCGCCTTGCCCTTCCCCATCTTCCCGCCGCCGGGCTGGTAGGCCTCGGGCTGCTTGTAGTCGGCGTCGGTCCACGGCTGGTTGCAACACCGCTTGCCGTCCGCGTCGGCGTTGTTCTCGTTGTCCATGATTACTTCCTCTTGCGGGGTCGAGACTTGGCCTTCTTACCCTTCCCGACGCGGGCGGGCAATGGGCCTTTGTTGTCGAAGTGGTGGGCCTTTACCCAAGCGTGACCGAATTGGGAGTTGAGGTATCGTCGCTGGGCCTCTGACAAAGCGGGCATGGCGGCCTCCTCGTGGCGAACCGAACGAAGAACCCCCAGACGAAATAAAGCACAAAGGGCATCACCGCAACAACGAGAAATCCAACACACGGACCCAATCCGAGGATCTTGAACAGGCGAACCGCGTCGTCCCAATCGCTATGCGGTCCGTTCATGGTCGACACTGGCCGCCTCCACCGACAGAGGCTTCAAGGCCCGACACTTCAACTCGTACTCCACGCCCCGGTCCACTTCGATGGAATCGAACCCGGCATGACGCAGGGCTTTCGAGAGGATGGACTGAGTGTAACCCATCCGGTGCCCCATGAACAAGTTCCCGGCCCCGATACTGCCCCGGTGGCCGTAGAGCATGTCCAGAGGCGTGATGTACCCGATGGCCGAGGTGTAGACCGCCTCGTCCGCCTTGTCGCACGCCAGCCGACCCCCGATCGTTTGCAGGTCCGGCACCTGGATCAAAACCTTCCCGCCAGGCCGGAGAATCCGGAAGAACTCCGACAAGGCCATCGCCGCCTCGTGGGCGAAGAGGTGTTCGAGGACGTGGCTGGCGAAGACGCCGTCGTGAGTCCCGTCTTCGATCATCGGCATCGCCACGACCGAGGCCAGAATGTCCGGCTGCACCATCCGGTTGCAGTCCAGACGGACTTCCTTGTAGGCCCCGAACTCCGCGGGAGGCTTGTTGACCTTCGAGCCGCACCCGACGTGGAGGACAGTTTTCACTTGGCGACCTCCTCTTTCCGTTTGCGTAACTCCGCGACGTAGTAATCGAACTCCGGCAGGTACTCCCAAGGCATCGTGCGATAGACCGTCACTCCCATCCAGTCGACGTCCTCAAAAATGAGTCCTTCGTCGTTCGCGGCAAGTCCGGTCGTGCGAGGGTGCGTGCCGTGGACGAGGTTCCGACAGATCGGCCGGAGGATCGGTTTGAGGAGCCAGCGGAGAAACGGAAGCCACGAGTGGGGCAGTTTCAGGAGTGGGATTTTCACGTCCACACCTCCTCTTTCCGATCCCCCTTCGCCGGCCAGACCACCGGTTGCTTCCGGCAGCACATGTCGAACTGCTGCTCCGGATAAGCCTTCAGGGTCTCAAGGTCCATGTGGAACCCGAAACAGTGCTTCGTGCAGTCGATCAGCGGCCGGTAGCCGAGCTTCGAGGCCCGGTCGAAGAAGATGAAGTCCTCCGTCCCGCCCGTCACCACCGCGCCGTTCTCCTGCACCCCGAACTCCGGCTGCTTGTACCACGCCGGGTGGCCGTACTTGTCCACCCCGATGTCCAATTCGTCCCGCATCCGCTTGTAGACTTCGAGTTCCACGTAACAAAGGCCCTGCGCCCACCCCCACGCCTCGAACACCTCACCGGGCCGGAACTTCAGCGTTCCCGAAGACCCGCCGGGGAAGATCAGCGGCTCCCCATGCTCCATCTTCGTGAAGTAGACCCCGCTGACGATCGGACGTTCGTGGGCCATGAGCGCGATCAGGACCGACGGCGAGAGTGGGATCACGTCGTCGTCCAGCCACATGACCCCGGGGAAACTCGCGTTCGGGCTGTTGCGTTCGAGGGACAGGAAGAACTCCACGCTCATGTTCCGGATTTCCGCGATCTCGTGGCCCTTCTTGTCCTGAAGGCTGAAGGGATACCGGCCACAGTTCATCGGGAAAATAATCTGACTCCGCATGTCCGCCCAGAGCATCGACACCCTGCCGAGGGTGGGAGTCAGGATCGGGATGCACACTCCTTTAGCGGGCTGGATTCCTCCGACGTCGATACCCTTCTTGACCTGATCGGCCATCTGCGACATGAACCACCGGGGGTGAGGGGAAGACACGAAAAGAATAACCCCGGTGCCGCCTTTCGGCAACACCGGGGTCGTCTCGCTCTCCGACGAGCTTCCGCTAAATGAGGTTGGCCTGCACCGTCCGCACCCAGTCGCACGTCATCAGGCCGGACAGATTGGTCGCACTGTTCGAGGTGCCGGAGTTGGACACGTTGGCGAACGCCACCATCGGACCCATGTTCCCCACCGGGAAAGAGGCCGTCAGAATGTTCTCCGTCTGCGTCAAGAAGGCAGCGGCCTGAATCCCGTTCACGTAAATCCGCAACATCTGCTTGGCGATGGCGCCGGCCGTCTGGCCGGTGGAGGCCGAAGAGATCGCGGCCGAGGGAGCCAGTTGGTCGAACACGAAGCCTAACTTGTAGAACGTGCCGGCCACGATGGAACTGCCGGTCACGGTCGAAACGAGGCTGGCGAGGTTCGTGGGGAAGACGGCCGCGGTGCTGGCCTTCTGGAACACGAACCGACAGTCGCCGCCCAGGCCCGACGACGGGAAGTAGAACCCGATCAGGTTGCGGGTCGAAGACAACTCGTTCGAGGAACCCGCCGAGACCACCAGGAACGGGTTGCCCGCGGCCGGGGCGCCTTCCGCCAGACCGGCGAACGCGGCCCGCTTCACGTCCGTCACACTCGTCAGCATCAGCCGACACTCGAACGCCAGCCGGCCTTGGAGGGCCGAGTTGCCCGACGAGTTCGAGGCGATCTGGAAGGCCCCGACCATCGAAGAGATCGCCGTGGTCGGAGTGGATGCCCCCGAGGAGACCGCGATGGAGCCGGGGACGAACTGCAACCCGCCCCCGTAGATCCCGCCGTCCCGGAGTTGGGCCGTGGACCCCACGTAGACCGACCACTGGCCGAGATTGCCCAAGAGGGCGGCGGCAGCACCGGCCCCGGGGTCGAACCCGGAGACCGCGAAGTCGTCGAAGAACTGAATCCCCATCTGGGGGTTTTCGAGGATGTTGGCGATCCATCCCGGAGGACTGCCGGCCGGATACCAAACCTCCGGAGACGGACCACGCGACGTGTCGCTGGTGAGCGGACTGCCCGCGTAAACCGGTGCGTTGACTGCCATCGGCGAACTCCGGGTAAAAGTTTAGACCAGTTCCGCGTCGGGTTCCAACACGTCCACGTCCGGCCGACGTCGCTGGGCGTCCACGTCGGCCAACTGCTTGTCCGTGATCGGGATCGGCGCCTTCCCGTCCGCCCGGTACACCCGGAACGACGTCGGCGGCGTGTGCTGCCGGTTCTTGTTGATCCGGCCCGGCATCGTCCCCACGACCTTGTCGCCGGGAGAAGCGCCGCGAACGAGGATGCCCGTCTGCTCGTGCATCTGACCCGTCCGATTCGAGATCGTCCGGGTCCGCAATTCGACCGTCTTCCGGTCGTCGGTGAACCCCACCAAGTGCCGGCAATACCCGTTGTCGTCCGACCGGTCCTCCATGCAACCGAACGGACACAGGTACTTGACCGCCGAAGGGTCTTCGGTGGTCTGACGCGGCAGTTCGAGAACTCTCGGGTCCATGAGGGGGTCCTAGCTCGGGGTTGTGGTTCCGTTACTCACGACCGCCTGCACCCGGCGGTTGTAACACACGAAGTTGTACGTGCTGTCGAGGAACTGGGCGCTCATCGTGTGGTAGCCGGGGTAGTTCGGCAGGACCGTTTCCCGCAGCCACCAATCCTGCAAGATCGCCGTCTTGAACCACGACCAGTTGATCATGTAAACCGGGTTCGTGGTGTCCCGGTCCAGATACGGGACGTACATCACTTCCCGCTTCTGGAACATCACGTTGCCGTCCTGCGAGTACAGGTCGGACCCGAGGTTGTCGTTCTGGCTTTCGAGCAGGTCTTCCATCCCGAGGGTCACGTCCAGATTCGTGTAGATCCCCATGTCCCGACCGCCGGTCCCGGTGGAGGGAATCCCGGAAACCGGAGGACGGAAGTTCGTCCGGCGGGTCGCCCGCTTCATCGTCCGGATGAGGCCATCCTTCGAGACCACGGTGTAAGGCGCCGTGTAGTTGTTCCAGCGAGGGTACGTCGTGGGGCTGAGTCCACCGATCGTCGGCCAGCCGCTCGGCACACCGCCGTTGAACCCCTCCGTCGCGTTCTTCACGATCCACGTATTCACGCCCCACGGCGTCACGTTGTCGGTGTAGGCCACCGGCGGACCCCAGACGTTCGCCTCCATGAGCAGCGCGTGGGCGATCAGGGCGCCGATCCGGCGGGACTTCACGAGGTTCACGATCCGGGCCGGCTCCCGGTTCATCGCCACCTCCTGACCGATCAAGGCCCAACTCGACACCGTGTTCCGCCACTCGGCCGTCGCTTGGTCGAGAGTGTCGATGATCGCCACTTGGTCGGGTGCCGCGAGGCCGACGTTCGCCGAACCCCCGCCATCCCGAACCATCACGTCCCACTGAATCCCGATCCCGCTCTGAATGTCGGTCCGGTTCTTCTGCAACAGCGAACTCATCGCCGTGAGTTCGGTCAGGTCGGTGGTGAGATCGGTCCACCGGAGCCTCGTAAGCTCGCGGAGTGTGGATTTGACGAGGTCGCCCAAACCGGTGGGCACCAGAATCGGGGTCGGCATGGGTCAACCTCTGAAAGTTAAAAGTCGTCCCGGGTCACGTAACCAGTTTGGTTCCCGTCGCCCGCCCCGTTCATCGTCGGGAGCAGACGTTCCACCGCCTGAATCGCCGCCGCATCGCCCGGCGGCTGCTTCCGCTCCGAGCGGTGCGTGGGCCTTGCGAGTACGGTGGCGTAGGCCTCGTCCGTCTCCTGGCCGATTCTCTCTTCCCGGGACAGGAACCGGCCGTTCTCGGGGTTCTTCGCCGGGGCACGACGGACCGGTCGGTCTTCCACCTCGTAGCCGGTGTCGCTCACCGGCTGAGGAGCCGGCTTCGCGGCCGGCGAGAGGAGTTGGACGGTGTCCCGGATGGTCTGGGCGATCTTCTTGGCCGAGGCCGTCTTCAGGTTCAGTCCGTTGGCCACCGCCGCGTTCAGGATGGCGCCCCGCCGCTTGCGGCAGAGGTCGTCCGCCTCCATCTCCCGCGCGGCGCCCTGACCGAACCGGTCGTCGTTCAGACTGTCGAAGGCGTTGTCGATCACGTCCACCACCGTCCGCTGCTCCCGCTCCATGTCCCGCTGCGTCACTTGGCCGAGGCCTTCCTTCAGTTGCTTGTTCTCGTCCCGGACCTTGCGGAGTACGGCCATGAGCCGCGGGTCCATGTCCGCTTCGAGTTCCTTCAACTCGTCCACTTCCGGAGGCGGCGCGACGGGGGCCGGCGGATTGTTGATCCGCTCGCGGACCGCGGTGGACTCCTGCTGCAACCGCTCCCGGTTCCAATCACGGGCCGCCTTGCGGGAGAGGTGATGCACGAGATCTTCGAGCCGGTCCGGCGCCATGTCCTTCGCGCCCTGCACCCCCAGATCGTCCGCGAGTTCGAGCAGACGAGGGGAAACGGCCGGCTTGGCCGCCGGCTGTTCGGCCGTTTCGACCGGAGTTTCCGGGCCGTCGTAGAGTTCTTCGGCAGGATTTTGAGGTTCGGGCGTGCGGGCCTTGGCGGCCATGAGTCACCTGTCTGTGAGGGGATAAGCGACGGCCAGAGGGGTGAAGCCGTCGAAGTGACCATAACCGAGGGCGCGTCAACCGGCAAGGGTTAGCGGGGCCAGATTGCGTACCGAAGGACCACCGGCGCCGTGTTGGCGATGGCATAAGGCACCATCGACTGGTCCAAAGGAATCAGAAATCCCTCGCCCGGATAAAGTCGGGCGAACGCCGCCAGACCCGTATTCGGACGCAGTTGGACGTAGTTCGTGTCGTCCAGATTCCAGAAGTACGCCCAGTGAGGACTCGTCAACCCGCCGAGGGGAATGAGCGTTTCGGTGATCGCCACCGACAGGAAGTTCTCGATCCCGGTCGTGCCGGTGACGGTGAACTGCGCCTGCGGAAAGTTCAGACCGACGGGCGCCGAGACGTCACTGCCCGTGGGAGTCGTCACGCCGACCTTGGCGAAGGCCAAGGACCAGTTGATGGTGAGTTCATTTGCCAAGGCGGCCTCCCAAGTTCAAGAAGTTCTCGATCATCGCCCGGTCATGCTTGGCCCGCTCTTCCCGCGCCTTCCCCTGCTCGTCCGACAATTGACTGCTACCGGTGTAGTCCCGATACCCGCCGTTACGGTCCACCGCACCCATCGCCCGACAGTACGCCGCCCGATGGCCGGCGGAAGTAAAGATCGGCTGGCCCTGCTTCGTGAACTCGGTCGGGACGCCCTTCTTGTAGGCCTGCTCCCGCTCGGCCGGAATCTGGTCGGGGAAGACGGCCATCGCGTCGGACACGATCGGCCAACCGGACGGGTCGGGGGTCTGCTGGGCCGCGAGGTCGGCCGCATCGCAGAACCAACAGCGGTATCCCCGCCTCTTCCCGCGGCAACTCTTGCACTTCATCGGTTCACCGTCCCGTTTATCTCCCCGGACGCCATCTGACCCTGCATCATCATCCGTCCGGTCTGCGCCTTGTTCTGCTCGGTCTGATTTCCTTCGGAGCGGCGGGTGTACGTCCTCTCCGTCTGCGCGGGCATCCCCGGCTTCTCGCCCTCCTGCGGACCCTCCACCGGCGGCGACGTCTTCACGATCTGCGGAAGCTCCGGTAGGTCCAGATACTTCGCCATCAGCCGCAAGAACTCGCCCAGGTCCACCGACGAACCCTGCTGCTGCAACAGGGGTAGGATCGGCATCACAATCGTCTGCATCAGACCGGAAATGGTCGCCGCCCGCTGCTGAGGAGTGGAGCCTTGCAGCGAGAACGGCTGGACCTTGAAGTCCAGATCGGACAGCCGGCCGGTGCGACGGGTCCCAGACGGGGCCGAGGCAGGCTTCAGCGACCGCGGAATCGCATACGCCTTCATCCCGTCCGGCTCGAACTGGGACTTCATCTCCATCCGCGGGTGGTTCCACCAGTACCACGCCAGACTCTTCACCACGTCCTGCGCGTGGGACAACACCTGATCCTGCATCGCCGCCACCATCCCCGACGAAGCCTCCGAGAGCATCTTGTCCTGGCTGGCCGTCTTCGCCTGCGGGCTGAGGCCGGCGAGGGATTCGAGGTTGCCGGCCGCCCAACTGAAGAGTTCCTTGAATGCCTGGAACGCCGCGAACACCTGCGGGTTCGGACCGCCGTAGGACCGCTGCTCCAAGGCCTGCGCGTTGTTGATCGCCACCGCATCGCCGTCCGACGAGTTCGTGAGGTTCTGCGCGTCGTCCGTCGCGCTGCCGCCGACGATCAGATTGTCCTTCTGCCGATGCACCTGACGGGCCAACTTGCGAAGCGCGTTGTTCGCGTACTCGTGCAGGTCCACCAACGTCTGCATCGGGGCCGAGGTCATCACGTTGCCGGGGACCTCGTTGCCCAATCGCAGGAAGTGGTACGGGCCGTCATCGGGTCCCACCCAGTCCACGATCCGCAGCGGCTCCTCCGCACTGCCTTCACCGGTCCAGATCGAACTGTCGGGGATCGTAATCACCATCCGGTGACGCGGAATATACACGTCCCACAAGTCGATAAAGTCCTGCCACTCCTCCTTCGTGGAATAGAAGTCCCGGCCGAGGACGCCGACCCGGAGGTCCCCCTGGTTGTTGAACTGCGGGTCCTCCATCGGTTCGAGCTTCAGACGCGACTTGTCGTACAACTTCGAGTCCTTGATCGAATCGAGATAGACCCGATACCGGTGGCCGACGTACCCGAACTCCCGCTCGCTCCGGGCGTGCATGTCGAACACCAAGTCGTCCAACAGCACGTCGTCCACGAACGGCTCGCCCACCCGCATGTCCCAGTTGGCCCGCGCCGCATTCGCCGGCATCGCCAACCCCACCATCGTCACCCCGACCGAGTACAAGGCCGACGACGTGACCCGGCGAAGGGTGCCCGCAAGGTCCATGTTCTCGATCTCGGGATTCATCCAGCCCTCAAGGGCACTGGCCGCCGCCCGCATGTTTTGGTCCCACGTCGTCACGGAGACCCGCGGATTGGCCGCGACCAGCTTCCGGATGATCGTGGACTGGTACATCGACAGGAGGGGGAGCGGCTGAAGTTTGTCGGCGCCCAACTCCGACCAGTGAGTTCCCGCAACGAGCCGGGCCATCCCCACCACGTTCTCCCGAAACACCTTCAGCGACAACCGCGACCGGTACATATCCTGGCACAGACGCGGGACGTCTACCTCTCCGGCCCGCTTGCCGATGGGAGACTGCTTGGCCATTAGTTCGCCTCGGCGAGATCGTCAGCCTCTTCCCGAAGCAGCATATCCCGAATCGCTTTGCGGCCCTTCCGACCAATCTCCACTTCCAAATAATCTTCACCTTCGAGGATGAAGGAGAGCGTCCATTTCTGTTCCCCGTGTTGCGGCTGACGGCCGTTGGCATCCGGGCAGTCGTAAGCCTTGAAGTGATAAAGCACGGGCGTTAGTCCTCCGAAGACCTCGCAGCCAGCATACGACGCCACGCCAGCGATTGCACCGGCCCTTCCCGCTTCGGCTCCGACCAATTCGACACGCCCTTACTCCCCACGAGCCACATGATCGCGTCCGCGATCGCCCGGTCCCCGTGGTTCTCCCCCGAGCCGGCGGGGTCGTTGGCCAGCACTTGGCCGGCGTGTTCGACCTGACCCCGGGGGGTGTACTCGAACGACAGTAGCTCCTGCATCGCCAACTTCGAACGATTCACCATCCTCCGTCCGAAGAGCGCCGCCCGGTAGTTTTCCAGAAGGATGCGCTTCGTCTCCACACCCGGCGGCCAGCCCGGCTTGTCCGCCACCGGCCGGCTCAGCCGCATCTCGTTCGTGTGGTAATAGACGTGAGTGTAACCCACCTCGGCCAACTTGATCCCGTACCGGCCCCCGGGACCGTTCGTCTCCCACCCCAACTTCATCGGCCGACCGTCCGCCGACCGGAACAGGTGGCCGATCCGGGCCGAGAACGACGCGAAATCGTCCACCCCCATCCTCGCGTCGGCGAACTCCAACACCTTCTCGCCCCGGTCGTTCATCACCCCGAGACAGGACGGAGTGGCCCCCTGACCGGTACTCACGTCCGCACCCGCGGAATAAACCGCCAACGGAGGCCGGCCCGACACGTCGATCGGACACCACAGCCGAATCAGGCCGCCCGCCCGCTCCACCAGCCGGTCCACACCGGCCTCGGACTCCAAGTTCCCCTCCCAGTACGGGTCGCAACAGTAGTCCCGAATGAGGCCGTTCACTTCGAGGGGATCAAAAACCTGCGAAGTGGATCCCTGCGGGTCGATGTCCAAGTGCATCGCCACGTCCCGCACCGAATGCCGCCGCGCACACTCCCGGTCGTACCACGGACTCCGAAGACCAGGATAAGGACCCCCCGCCGGACTCCCGTTCCGCACGAACTCGTAATCCTCCGGCAAACCCTCCGGAACCAACACCTCCACCCGCCGGTCGGGATGCACCTGATACAAACCCTTCCGCTTCTCCGGATGCTGGGACCAGTGCAAAATCACCTTCGGCAAGTCCGGACGGTTCGTGAGTTCGTAATAGAACGTGCCCACCCCGTAATGGGTCCCGATCACCAGCCGCGGCCCGGTGTCCGCCGTCTGACCCCAAATCGCCGCCGCCTCCCGCTGCTTCGAGAACTCGTCCAAGAGGACCAGAGAAACCCGGTCCCCGACCCCGGACCTCTGCGTCGGAGCCACCCCCGTCATCGAAGAGCGGCCGGCGAAGTGAAAACCCATCTTCCGACGCTTCACCCCCACCTTCAACCACTCCGGCAAATGATCCAGAATGAACTCGACCTTGGCGAACAATGTCGCGTCGTCCCCCGCCTTCCGCACCGCACCCTCGGAGTGGCTGATGCAGAGAACCCGCTTGTTCGGGTGAAACAGACACAGCCACACCGCCAGAATCAACGCCAGCCACGTCGCTCCCATCTCCCGGCTCTTCTCCCACAAAAGGTCGTCCGGCCACTCCCCGAGGAGCCGGTCGATCGACCTGCGGAGAAGCTCGTGCTGGAAACCCCACGACAGAAACGGACCCACCTCCCGACCCACCACCTTCGGATTTACCTGCCACACAAACACCAGGATGAAAAAGAAAAGGTCCTGCTTGCACATCTCCACCACCGCACGACGATACTCCGGCTTCGACTCGCACACCTCCAACAAACGAAGACGCCACTCCAAATTCCCCTTCGGATCGGTCGGCACTTCGAGATGGTACTTCTCGGGACTCAACACGACTTGCGCCTGCCATTCCCCTCCCGACCCGTCTGCCGCCTCTTCGCGTCGTCCGGCGACACCACCTCCTCCCGCAACACCCGCTCCGCATGAGCCACAATCCGAGCCTCCAACTCCCCCGCCGTAAACACCTCCCGGGCCTTCACACACACCCGCGTCGTCCGCAACTGCACACCCGACGGCTCCCCACCCCGCAACGCCAGCATCAACTCCCGATGACGCGGCCTAAAACCCGGATCTACCGGCAACTCAAACATCCGACACCCCCTTCATCTCCGATAACAATCCCCGAATCAACTCCCGAACCCCCCGCTCGTCCGAACCCACTACCCCCACCGCAACCGCATCCCCCGCCCGACTTACCCGCTCCGCACCCCGCTCCTCGGCCTCCAACTCGTCATACCGGTCCATAAACCGCTGCGGATTATCCTCATGAATCGTCCGGGCCGTCCGCTCCAACCCGCTCCGATCATACTTCGCCTCCTTGTTCTCCAACACATGCCGGTACGCCGTCAATACCGGATTCCGAGCCTCCTCCACCGGCTTCCGACCCGCCAAAACCTCCGCAACATCCGGCCGGGACCCCACCAGCGACCGATTGCACTTCCGACACTCCCACCGCTGCGACCCATTCGGCGTCTTCCCCGCCTTCCGCAAACCCACCCCACAACCGCACACCGGCTGCGGAATCACCTCCTCCACAACTGCCGCCTCCTCCACCATGACACACAGGATATCACCTAAACCCTTGTGGGGGCAGGGGGAACTTAAGTCGCCCGGGACTCCCCTCGCCCGGGGTGGGGTTGCGGCTCAGTTCTCGCGTGGGCCGGTCTCGTACCCTCGCCCGGCAGCTGGGTGGGCAGCTGGACTAGGACACGCGCAGACCCGCGCCAATCAACGCAAATACAAGGAGCAAACACAGGCAGGTGTCCACCGTGGACACCTGACAACACGAATACAAGGGGCAAACGCACATTAGGACAGGACGGGACAAGGCGGGATGAGAGATTGGACGGAAAAAACGGGGGAGGACGGAAAAACGGGGAGATGCGTCCTCGCCCGGTCAAGTTGGTTCGGTGCGAGTCGTCGGCCGGTGGGGGATTCGGTTCGGGCGGGGGCGAGCTTGCTCCAGGGGAGTTGTTTGGGTTTGGAGTGTTAGCTTTTGTTTACGGTATTCGGTGGCCTGTTAACGGTTGTTAACGCCCGTCCTGGCGAGTTTGGGAAATCCCGTCTTTCCGGTTTGCGTCCGCCTTCCTGTCGATTGTTCGTGGGGTACGGTTGAGTTGTCCAGACTTCTAACCCACTAGGTGAGACGATGAAGACCTATTCACGAACGGTTGTCCGGTCCGCGGTCGATGGGGAATACCGGGAATACCGGACGTCGGACGGACGGTACCACGAATTGTTCACGGACCGACGCGCGGAGGAATTGTTCGTTTCCCGATTGCGGCGGGAAGGATATCGCCCGGCCTAGTGCGACCGGTCCTCCCTTCCCACGGCATTCGGCCGGAGGGACGGGGGGACCGGCCGATTGTGGCCGGGAACTCTTAACCGGAGTTGATCATGTCGAAACAAGCTCTCAAAAGGGTACGCAAGTCTGTCGGCCTGCCCGTCTGTCGGGAACCGTTGCCGAGCTTCGCTTGGCCGGGCGGTTATCCGATCTTCTACGTGTTCACCGATGGCGGTTGCATCTGCCCGGATTGTGCGAACGGGAACATTGCCGAGATCGACTCGGCTAACCGGACAGGCCGACCGTTCAACTCCCACGGTGGGTGGGCGGTTGACGGGATGGACGTGAACTATGAAGATGCCGAGCTTCATTGCGACCATTGCAGCAAGCTCATTCCCGCGGCCTATGCCGACTAGTTCCGGGGGGATTGTCCTCCCTTTCCTTCACCCCGGCCGATATCCGGCCGGGGATTCACCAAGGTGCCACATGGTCAAGACTCAATCGGATCGGGCGATGGAATGGATAGCCGAATCGGACTACATAGCTCGCGTTGCTCTGGCATGGCCCGGGAAAGAGGCGAGCAAGTTCAACGGCGACCGGGAATGTTTCGCCCGGTATGTCCGGATGCAACAGGATTCGGCCTTGAAACAGGGGTTTACTCGCATCGCCCGGGAACTAAACGACTTGCTTTCCGGTTTCGTGGCGAGCTAGACCGGTCCCGAATGAGGGGCCGGCTTGTTCCGGCCTCTCTCTCGTGACCGTTCTCTAACCCGAAAGGTGCTTTATGACGAATTCTCCGTTCACAGTGGCGCTTTGCGGCGCAATCCGCGCCAAGGTAAAGTCAAATCGACGGGACGGAATCACATCCATGTCCGTTGACAACCTGAAGCAAATCGTCCGGCCCCCGTCCGCCTCACTGGAAGGCGCGCCGCGCGGAACGAATGTGCAATACGCCTATTCCGAGATGTTCCGGGAGTGCTGTCGATCCGTCGGTATCCGGTAGTTCCCTCCCCTTACCCGAAAGGGTTATGCCATGACAACCGACGAAGTGATTGCCGCAGTTCGGGCCGGATTGAATGCCGAGTTCCGGGCCGGCCCGTCCTCCCGCCGCTACGTAGCAATTTTCTGGCGACACGGGGGCGGAATTGAGGAATTCCCCATCGCGGTTACTTGCTTCGATGGCGAGGAGAACGGCGCGGCATGGATTGCAGCCAGGAACCATTGGAACGACCGACACGACCGGGACCGCGTTCACCTTGCGTCCGTCAATCCGGCCTAGCGGCCGTCGGGACCAATGCCCCACGGGGGGCTGTCCCGAATGCCGATAGGTATTCGACTCCTACCCAAAGGTGAGAAAATGGCACAAGACACATTCGTCGTGGCACCGACACTCTTAGTCAAAATGTTCGGGGTTCCCGAATCGGTTCGGGTTCCTCGCAAGCTAGGAGAGGAAACCACGTTCATCGCCTATTCGATTCGGTTTCACCTAAAGAAACTGGCGTCGGATACGTGGTGTCTTAGCTGTCCTCTCCATTCGCCGCGGTGCCGGTTCGGAAACCGGGCCGAAATCATCGAAGATGTAGGCAAGGTGCTGGAAACCGGCGCCCTCCCGAAATCGGTCAATGCGGTCGCCTAACCCACCCCCGGCCGTCGGTCCCCACGGGCAAGGGAATGCCCCGGGCCGAATGCCGTCCAGGTGTTCGACCACTAACCCACGGGTGCAAAATGCCGACGACCGAACCGGAGAATCTTCGCCGTTGGACGATGCCAGAGTATTACTTCGGCGAAACGTGGCCGGATTACTACGGGGCCGGCGTAGGTCAGTCCCGCGATTCCGACGCATTAGAGCGGTCGAACTTCCGGGTCATGCTGGCGAAACTGGGGGGCGAGTCTGAGACGGTTATCGTCGTCCGAGAGAACCATTGGGCGGTTGGTTGGGTTGAATGGATTGCCATTCACCAGGACGACGACAAGGCGCTTGCCATTGCCGACGAACAAAAGGGCCGGCTTGACGATTACCCCGTCCTCTGTGAATCCGATTGGTCGGAATTGGAATCGGAAGACGCAAATGAGACGTGGAAGAATTGTTACGACCGGGCGGAACGTGCCGAGTACATGCGGGAAAACCGGTCCCAGTTCGATTTCAACAGTCTAGCCGACATCCGGGCGCAGCTAAACGGCGAGTACTTCGGCGGGTATGCCGGAGAATTGCTGAACTAACGGCCTTTCGGTGATTGCCCGGCCCCTCTCCGGGTTCCCGCCGAGTGGCCTTTACTTCTTTCCCCAGGTGATTCCATGTGTGAGTTTTGCGGATCGGGGCCGGTGTGCGTCGTTTGCGGACGGGACGACCGGCCGACAAAGGTTGTGTTTCGACGCTGGCGAACGGGGAATAAGGCCGTTGTTGCCCTGTTCCCGGAAGTCCAGCACGACACTAGCGGCCGATATTGCATGAGCTACGAACACGTCGGCCAGCACTCCGGGGCGCAATACGCCGGAGTGATCGGGATGACCTCGCCAGCTTCCCCGCAAGCCTATGCCGCGCTGAAGCGGGAACTGGAACAGATCGGTTACAAACTGGAAGTGATGCGATCGGTTAACGGCGACAACTGACAACTTGATAACCCCGGCTAACACGTCAGGCCGGGGCGGAACTCGATTCCCTTGTGTTCCTGTTGTTTTCGGATTTCCCGGGGCCGGCACGGGGTTTCCTTTGTCGGCCTCACTCACCCGGAGAACTTGCAATGTATGTGATCGCACGCGACGACGGGCAGTATGTGACCAATCCAGGATCGGAGAAGTCCTACACCACCCGGCTTGAGAATGCCCGGGTGTACCGCACCCGCGAAGAAGCCACTAAGGATTTGTGCCCGGGAAACGAGAAGGTCTACGCCGTGTCCGACATTCTCAAAGCGTCCTAGCCGGCCTCTTTACCACCTTGCGAGGGCAGAACATGACCGCCGAAGTCGAGACCGATTGGGCCGCCAAGATTGGGGCATCCGCTTACTCGTGCATCGTGGACATGGTGGCCGCGCTGGAATGCGATTACGACCGGTTAGAGGAACTGCGGGAAGAACGGGACGACTACCAGCACCTTGAAGACAACGACGAGCCGGCCATTACTCCAATGGCGAAGCTGTGGGCCGAAGCTAACCCCGACGATTCCGAAGAACTGGCCGAACTGGAAGCAGCGGCCGGGGACAGTGAGAGTCGGGAGGATGCCGAGAGGCGAATTCAAGAAGGTTCGTTGTCATTGGAAGTGCGGTCGGACTGGCAATCGCCCGGCGAGGAGATGAAGCCGGCCGAGTTCAACCTACTGCTCGGCACCGGCGGGCCGGCTGTGCGGATTATCGGCGATCTGGACGAGCACGGCGAACCCTGCCGCGCTCGGCTGGAAGTGCAGGACTGGTTCAAGCCGTGGACCCAATACTTCCAGGCCGATCAAGACACCTTGCTGACCTACTGCCGGCAGTTCGTGTACGTCTCTTAAACCACCTATTAGGGAATCCGATGACCTCCACCAGCATCCACGACGTGAAAAAGATCGAGATGCCGCCTCCCGAGGAAAAGTATCTTGCCTCAGTTGGCACGTACTTCCGCCGGCAGCTCAACATCACCACCACCAGAAACGGCACACTCGAATTTACACTGTACGCCGATCTGCGGGCCGATCTCCTGACGGACGAGGAAAAGGCCGCCGAAGCGGAGAAAGTGGCCCCAGTCGAGCCACAGGAGCCGGAATCGGCCACGGACAGAGACTTGGAACTCGCAAAACAGACGTTTTGACACACTTGGAAGCAACGTCGGTGCCGGTTGCTGACCGGATCAGCCGCCGACGTATCCCGGGCCTCACCCGCAATTACGGCGGACCCCGGTGTAGCAAGCTGTGAGGGACAGCCCGGAGAGACGGGCAATATCGCGGGCTGCTCGGGGAGCCGCCGGCCAACGGATTCGGCCGGTCAAGGGGGGTCCGACTCCCCCGCCCGCACTTCCCCGGCTCGGGGATAATGCCCCTCTTGTCGGGCCGGCGACGGTCGGGGAATGTCCGGCGAACGCTGGTCTTAGACCGAGGTGCCTTGTGTGACTCGCGGCCTTCCGGTGTGCCACTAGCCAAACACCGGAGTTTGTTTTCTCACTTTCGGGAGGGATACCGATGCTCGTCATCAGCCGACACGAAAACGAATCCTTCTGGATCGGGGACAACATCGAAATCACCATCGTGGAATGCCGGCGCGGAGGCCGGGCCAGGGTGGGGATCACCTGCCCGAAAAACATCCCGGTCATGCGGTCCGAACTGCTCACCCGGGACGAACTGGACCACCACATCCGACAGGCTACGGAGGATTCCAATGACGGACGAACCCGATGACGCCTACGAGGAAGAAAACGAGGCCGACAGCGAATGGGGACTGTCGATCGAGGAAATGCTGGACCAAGGGGAACCGGAAGAAGAACCAGATTTCACCTGCGGCCGGTGCGGGGGGTCGGGCGGCGGGCCGGAACACTGGCGATGCCCGTCCTGTCTGGGATCGGGCGAAGACAAATTCGCGCGACGGGCTTACCTCGAAGACCGGCGGGGCGACGAAGAGTACGACCGACTTAAAGACGAAGGGCGGCTATCGTGATTCGCCGACTCGCCAGAAGGATTCTCGGTCCGCTCGTGCGCTGGGCCGCCGAAGGCTGGATTCCGAACTACTACACGATCCGAGGGCCGGGCGGCGCCTACCTCACGATGGTCGGACCGTTCGGAGAGGTTTACCAGAAACGGATCGGCGTCTTCGAGGCCGTCAGCCTAACGGACGACCTGTTGGACGACGCCTACCGCGCGGCCGAGGACTTTCCTCTTCCGCCGGATGACTCTTTCGGAGGGAAGTAAATGGCCTGCCCGACGTGCGATCACACGCTCGGCCGACTCTGCCTTCACGAAGGCATGGGATTCGATTCTTGCGACCGATGCGGAACGGTTGTTGTGACGATCCTCGACCACCCCGAAGACAACCCGCACCGTCGCCGGGCGTACGTCCCCAAACTCGTAGACCGGTGCCGGGAGTTGGAGCAATACTTGACCGGCGACCAACAAACCGCACTCGAATGGATCGGGATCAAGTTCCGCCAACTCGGACTGGCCGAATCCATCCACCCACCCGGAGAAAGAAAGTGAACGACCCGCCGATCACCACCCTTTACGACGGCACGCCCTTGGAACCCACCCCCAAAACATCCACCGATCTCGTCAGCCTCGCCCTCGAACGCGGGGCCGGGATCGACGTGGTGGAACGGGTGGCCGCACTCGTGGAACGACGCGAGGCCATCGAAGCCAAAAAGCAGTTCGCCGTGGCCATGAACGCCTGTCAGGCCGAGATGCCCACGATCATCAAGGACCGCAAGAACACCGAAACCGGCAAAGGGTACGCGCCCCTCGAAACCATCAAGACGTGGAGCAAACCCCACTTCATCCGCCACAACTTCAGCCTGAAGTTCACCTCCGAGGCCGGGGCCGAGGCCGGGCTGACCACCGTCCACCTGGACGTCTCCCACGTCGGCGGGCATACCGAGCGGTCCACGATCCCCAACATCGCCTTGGACAACTTGGGGCCGAAGGGCGGATTCCAAAAGACCCTCGTCCAAGGCCTCATGTCCAGCCTGTCTTACGCGCAAGGCCGGTTGATCTGCCTGGCCTTCAACATCACCGTGGCCGACGAGGACCGCGACGGACAGGCCGGGTACATCACCCCGGACCAAGTGGGGCTGATTAACGACGCGATTACGGCCTGCGAACAGGCCGACCGGTGGAGCGCCGACAGCCTCAAAAAACTCTGCCGGGTGTACGAGATCGACCACCTGGGAGAACTGCCGGCCAACCGGCTGCGGGACGTGCTGGCCGACCTGGACCGGCAACTGACCGGGAAGACGGGAGGAAAGAAGTGATCGTCTTCCCCACCTCCCTCGTAAAGCAAGGCTCCGACGAATGGACCCGGCTGCGTCTGGGACGGCCCACAGCCTCCGAATTCGGGTCGATCCTCACTCCGGCCAAAGGGCAGAAGTCGGCCTCCCAGCGGGGCTTTGCGGCCCGGCATGTAGACGAGCGAGTGACGGGCGGACCGCAGGACGTGAAGCCCTACATGAGCGCCGACATGGAACGCGGCCAGATGCGCGAACACGAGGCCCGGATGCGGTTCGAGGCCGAGACCGGACTGTGTACCAGCAAGGTCGGATTCGTCACCACCGACGACGGCCGGTTCGGGGCCAGTCCGGACGCACTGGTCTACTCGGCCGAAGGCGACAACCTTATCGCCGGACTGGAAATCAAGAACTATTCCGCGGTGGATCACTTCGCTTGGCAGGAAGAGGGAACCCTACCGAACGACTTCAAATGCCAGGTCCACGGCTCGATGGTCGTCACCGGCCTGAAACAGTGGTGGTGGATGAATAACTGCCCGCCCTACGACCCGATTATCCTGCTGGTGTTGTGGGACGACTTCACGACCAAGCTGGCCGCCGCGCTCGAGGAGTTCGACCGGGACGTGTTCAAGCCACTGCTGGCGAAAGTCTGCGAGAACGGGGCCATCCGCCGACAGGTCGAAGAGTTCGACCGGGAGTACGAGGCCATGCTGGCGAAAGCCAAAGGAGACCGGCGATGAACGACGGAGGACCGGCCTTCCCTGTTCCGCCGAACGAGACCCAGCAGGCAGACAGTGGCCACTTCGACCATCCGCAAGGCATGTCCCTCCGGGACTGGTTTGCGGGGCAGGCGCTGGCAGGAATGTGTACGCATTACGCCAATCAACCAGCCTTTGGCCTAGACTCGGAAATCCAAACATCCATCTCCCAGCTTGCCTACGAACAGGCAGACTCCATGATCGCCGAGCGGGAAAAGAAATGAGCCACGCCGACTCCACGAAACGCTGGCGGGCCAACAAGCGGGCCAATGGCATTTGCGGAGGATGCCCGGCCAAAAGCAAACGGTTCTACTGCGACCGGTGCCACCAACAAAACCTCGCCCGCAGCCGGAAACGCTACGGGTGCCAACCCTGGAAACCGGGCGGAATGGGACGACCGCCGAAAAGATTGTTGACGACGAAGGCCTGACGGGGTAAACCGGTGTACGGAAAAGAGAGAAGGCCAGGGCGTGTAACCCTGACCTTCTCAGGTTCGAGTCGGCCATCACCCGACAGAACCCGCCGAAGTGATATTAGAACACTTCCTCGGGTCATGTCCAGATAGCCAACAAGAACTTCCCGATTCCTTACCGGTGGATCGACAGAAGATCCGGTACGCACGGCCAGAGGGGCGCGGAAGCCCCACCGACTCCGGGTTGCGACATGCCAACGTCGATCCGGGGGAAGGCCGTACCCCGTGGGGGGAAGAAAGAAGGGGGGCCGCGAAGCGCCTCCGTTTAGTCGGCTGGCGAGGGGAGGAACAGCCTTCGCCTACTTCGTTACCACCTAACCGAGTTACCCGAGGAGACCATGAAAGTCCGTTACCGAATGACCAACGTGGAATTTGAACACGAAGTTACGAGTCGCAAGGAAGCCTTTCAATTCATCTCGGACATTTCGGAAATGTTCCCCTCGGAACCTTGTGGTTGCTGCGGGAAAGAGAACACGAGGCCGATGGTGCGCAAACACGACTCCTACGTCTTTTACGAGATCGCCTGCGGGGACTGTGGGGCCAAGCTCTCATTCGGGCAGCACAAGGAGGGCGGGGGCCTCTTTCTGAAACGGTGGGACAAGGAAAAGAACCAACCTCTCCCCTCTCGTGGGTGGGCCGTTTACAAGAAAGACGGCAAGGACGGAGGGAAGCCGGCCTACCAGTCGCAGGCCGAGGACCGGCACCCGAAGGACGAGACCGGTAGCGAGGTGCCCTTCTGATGAAAAAGCAGATTGCCCTGAACGAGATCGTTCTCGACAAAAAACTCCACGCCCGGGCCAAGCGGATCGCCTTGGCCCACATGAAGGACCTGAAATACGCCTACGAGGCCGACAAGGAATCCGTCCCCTGCCCCCGGGTGTGGCTGATAACGGGCCGGATCGGGTTTTACCTGACCCAAGGCTGGACGAGAATCCAGGCGGCGAAGAAGCTCGGCATCAAGCGGATCGAATGCGAGGTGAGGAACGGAAACTTCGAGGACGCGATGGACGACGCCTCCGTGGGGGATATCGGCCACGGCCTGCCGCGTTCGGACGACGACAAACGGGTCTGTGCGGAGATGCAGTTCAAGATCCACCCGGATTGGAGCGACCGGAAAATCGCGGACCGGATTTTCGTTAGTCCTAGTTTCGTAGGGAAAATTCGATCTCAGGTGTCCACGGTGGACACCTCGCAACAGGAAAACAAGCCGAAACGTAAAGGTCGGGACGGAAAGACCTACTCGGCCCCAGCCGACACGCCTGCCGGAACGCCCGACGTGGAGGCCGAATCCAAGCCGGGAATTAAGGAAATCCACGCCGACTTGGTCAAGAAGGTCAAGTTCCTCCCCATCCGCTCGAAGGCGGACGAGTGGTTGGAGAGTGTGGTGAAGTTGGCCACGGCCGTCGCGGAGGAGGTCAAGGACCAATGAAAATCACGGTAGACGAGATCGCCCGGCTGGCTCTGGCCATGCTCGAAGGCCAGCGGTTGTACTGGAAGGAAAAAGACGAAGTCCAGAAGCGAACCCTGCTGATCCAGTCCAAGCGGCGGGAGAAGCAGTTGAGGGAGATGTGCGAGAAGCACTTCGGCGGCACGCCGGAGGACCTGTTCGGGTACGGGGGAGAGAATCCGAATCTGGCAGCCGAACCGGAGGAAAGGCCATGACCTTCGATGAATGGTGGAAGTCGTTCAGGGATCGGGTTCCTGCGCCACCGGCGATGATCGGGTACGTGGCTGCTGGTGCGAAGGATGGGTGGGACGCCGCCACCATCGCCGAGCGGGAGCGGTGTGCGAGGTTGGCCGAGAGCCTTTTTGACGAGGAGAGGATGTTCGAGGGACGCCGTGACGGGGGGACTTTCATTGCCGAAGAGATCCGGAGAACACGATGACCGTCCCCGAACTCGACGCCTTGGCCCAGAAGCACGGCTTCGTCCTGGCGATGGAGGAGGATGGCTTTCCCCTTCTTCGCAAGGTCCGGGACGATGCGGTCCTGCCCGGCCCGGTGAAGTACTGTTTCCAGCAGAACCGGCAGAAGATCCTGAACTGGTTCCGCAGACAAAGGAGAGGCGAATGGACGAAGTGCAACTTGTGCCTGACGATGGTCCACACGGACCACCCGATGTGGGAAAGCACGGACCCGTTCTGGTGCGAGAAGGGGAAGTGCCCGCTGAAGGCGAGGGAGTAGGGGAGTTGGTCCGCCGGACGATCAACGAGTTGGGAAAGAATCGCTGGGCACAACTCCTAAAAGACGAACTGCGTCGTGAGGCCGAGCGGAACCCTCCGGTCGAGATCGAAGTCCCGATGAACTATTCGCCTCCGGAGTTCTAATGAACGAGACCGACCGCCTCGCCTCCCGGAAGGCGTTTATCGACCGCAGGAAGCACGAACTGGCCGGACTGGTTCTGGACGGTTCGCAAGGCCGGACGGGCGCAGACTACGCCCTGTGGGCCAGACAGGTCATGTACCGGACCGATGCGATGCTGGCGGGGATGTTCGATGAGTTGTGCCCGGCCCCGGTGAAGCCGCCGGCCCCGCTTACCGAGGCCGAGAAGGCGAAGATCGAGGCGGACAAGAAGCGGCCGAAATAGTTTTTCCCCTGCGGGTGTACCGGTCGTGGGCCAAATCACGACTTGCCCGCCGGGGACTTTCCGACCAACGAGGAGTCCGAACGTGGATAGGACAGAACCGGCGAAGGAGACGATCATCACACCAGAGCAGCGAAACGACGGCTGGCTGATAAAAGACGGCCAGTTTATTCGGGAACGGAGATTCGAGATTATCCGCCGACTTCCCAACGGCAACTTCGTAGTCGTGAGTCCGGAGTGGACGGCGTGGAAAGAGGAGTCCGACCGTGGCTAAGGGACCGACCAAGGCCGAGAAGAAGCGGATGGAGCGGATCGTGGAGTTGGGGTGTGTGGCGTGCCGGAAAGAGAAGTCCGACTTCATTACCTGCGTCGAAGTTCATCACCTGCTGGACGGTGGGGTCCGCCGTGGCCACGCCTTCACTGTCGGACTCTGTCCTTGGCACCACCGGGGGGTGATTCACATCTTCAATCCGCCGGACGTTTACGAGAGAAACCCGGACGAGAACCGGATAGCGAAAATGAACATCAAGTACGGCCCTAGCCTTTACCACGACGCCCATTCGTTCCACGCCCTGTACGGCTCCGACGACGAACTGCTGGCTTTCCAGAACGAACTACTGGCCCGGGAGGACGGCCGTGTGGAATAACTTCGTCCTCGCCGCGGGCAGCGTCCGCAGCGCTCGACTGTTCGTGGCCTACTTCCTCGGCTGGGTGGCGGCCGTGGTGGCCCTGAGTATTTGGAGGTTCCGATGAGCAGCCCCACCCAGCGGTCCCGGGAATACTTCAAGAAGCTCGGGATCGCCTCGGCCATCGTGGAGCGGTGGAACCCGCATGCCAAGATCCGGCAGGACGTGTTCGGGTTTATCGACCTGATCGCCTGTGTGCCGCCTAACTCGCCGGACCTGTTCGATGAGAAGGAATGGATGAGCGGCCACCTCTTGGCCGTACAGACCACCTCGGACGACAACCTCTCGAAGCGGGTCAAGAAGATAACCGAAGACTGTCCCCACGCCCGCGACTGGCTGGAATCCGGCGGCCGGATCGTCGTCCACGGCTGGGGCAAGAAGGGCGGGGCGGGGAAGCGGAAACTGTGGACCCTGCGGACGGTGGCGGTGACGCTGGCCGACCTACCAGAAGTTCCACCTCGGCCGTCGTCAGAAACGGATCGGTGAGCAGTTCCAAGGTCCGCCGGTCGTGTGCCACTACCCGAACGATAGCAGGTCGCGTACCAGTGGTTCGGAGAAAATCCCGTGAGAGTGCTGATCGGGTGCGAGTTTTCGGGACGGGTGCGGGACGCCTTCCTGGCCCTCGGTCACGATGCCTGGTCGTGCGATTTGGGGCCTTCGGAGGTGGACGGTCCTCACTTCGAGGGCGACGTCCGACACGTTCTGGACAAGGGGTGGGACTTGGCCATCTTCCACCCGGACTGCACCTACCTGTGCAATTCCGGAGTCCGGTGGTTGTCCCGGCCGGGGAGAAAGGCCCTCATGTCCGAGGCCTGTCGGTTCTTCCTGCAACTGTGGAACAGTCCGATCGAGCGGGTGGCGATCGAGAACCCGGTTATGCACGGCCACGCCAAGGAGTACATCGACGTGCAACAGACCCAGACCGTTCAACCGTGGTGGTTCGGGGACGCAGAAAGGAAGGCCACCTGCCTGTGGCTGCGCGGGTTGCCGCCCTTGGTGAAGACGAAGCCGGTCCTCGCCCTCGGGAACTCGGTCCATGTGGAACCACCCGGGCCGGATCGGAAGCGGAACCGGTCCCGGACGTTCCCGGGGATGGCCCAGGCAATGGCCGACCAGTGGGGTGCGTTGTGAAACTCTCCCTCGCCGACCTGATTTTGCAGGCCATCGAGCGGTCCGACATCCCGGTCGAGACCACGATCCTGACGCGGATGGCCTACGTGAAGGGCTACAAGCACCCGCGGGAGCAGGTGTGGTGGAACCTCGAACAGTTGAAGAAGAACGGGTACGTCCGGCCGCACAAGGTCGGCAAAGGTGGCAAGCCGAGCAGTTGGGTTCCAACCGTGAGGGTCTAGTCATGCGAGCGGGAATCTGTTGGCGGTGCCGAAAGGCGGCGATGGTCAACACCTGCGAGGTGAAGGTGGGCGGCTATTTGGAGGACCAGCAGTTGTGTGCGGACTGTTTCGATGTAATTGGCCCCACGCGAAAGATTCCGGCCGGACGTGGGACCGGAGACGAAGGGAACATCAACCCGTGGCAGGACAACGCCATCCGCTCTCTCGAAGAAGACCGGTAAAACCAGCAAGGAGAGGAGAATGCCCGTGAGAGGCCTGCATGTGACGAACCAGATCCCTCGGCCGGACACGACCGAGTCGCCCCGGGAGTACGACCGGGAGGCCGCGTGGTCGCGATTCGTCGCCGCTTGTGCTAAGTGCCAGACGTGGCCGGAAGGAAAGGCCGTGTTCTTCGCCGAACTGGACGCCGCCGTCGTCTGGGCGACCCGGCGGGAGCGGGAGCGGGCGGCAAAGATTGTCTTGGAATCCGACTTCGTGAAAAAGGTCGTCCAAGTTGACGATCTTTACGAAAGAAAACACATAGATCGGCAAGCCACCTTGGAATCGATCGCCGCACGCATCCGGTCCGATCCCGACGCACCCGCACAGGAGAACTCGAAGTGAAAGTATCCATCGAATGCAAGGATCGGTACGAGGCCGACGCCATTCGCCGGGCAATGGGACACCCGACGACCCGGGCCACGGTACTCGTTACCGGCATCCTCCTCGGGCTACCGACCGACCGGGCCCGGGCGAGGACGATCAACTACACGTGGGACAAGGTTCAGGAGGATGCCGAGATGGCCGAAGACGCACCCGCCCCGACCACGAAGGAGTAGACGTGACCGACGCCGAGAAGATCGCCGCGTTCGACTTTCTCGCCGCGGCACTCGTCAACCAGTTCTCCGACGGCCGCTACGGGTGGTGGAACCCGACTCCGTGCGGGGGCAAGTCGTGTGACACGCCCGAGGAAGCTCTGGCGGACCTGATCGTGTGGGCCGAGCGGATGGTCAAGGTCAAAGCGAAGAAAAGGAGCATCCTTGAGGCTATACGTCAGCGGGGCGACGGACACGCTCCGACGATTGGGGCCGGCCTCCCCGAAGTATCTGGGCTGCTTCCCGGTCCCGACGGCGGGGAACAGCCCGTCCTCGATAGCGGACCTGGGGCTGCCGGTGGCGGCGGATAACGGGGCGTTCGGTGAATTCCTGCCCGGTAAGTTCGCGGCCATGCTCGCCCTGTACGCCGACGCCGACGTGCCGATTGATTGGGTGACGTGCCCGGACAAGGTATGCGATGCGAAAGAGACGTTCCGTCTGTGGGACGTGTGGCACGGTCGGATACGGGCGTTCGGTTTTGAACCGTGCCTCGTCTTGCAGAACGGGATGATGCGGGAAGACGTCCAGGCGATCGACCCGCCGGCCGTGTTCGTCGGCGGGGACGACGAGTTCAAGGAGGGCAAGGTTGCCCGGTCCGTCGTCCGAGACTGGCGAGACAAAGGCAGACCGGCCCACATGGGCCGCGTGAACAGCCAACGTCGGATCGAGTACGCCCTACGGATCGGGTGTACCAGTTGCGACGGGAGCGGGTTCAGTACGTGGCCGGATACGCGAATCCCGCTCTACCTGCGGTGGATTAAGCGGGCGATGGCACAAGAGCGGCACCCGACATTCATCTGACCACGAAGGAGTAGACCATGCCGAGTGACCCGGGCCGCATGACCGTGCGGGATAAATGGGACGGCATGACTCCAGAGCAATGCACCATCCGGGAATTCTTTACCTATGACTTGGCGGACGAAGAAACGCGAGAGACGATCATTACCGAACTCGAACGGCGATGCTCCCTCCCGCCGCCCCCGCCGGCCGCCGCGGTCCGGGCAGACAGCCAGTCGGAGACCTGTCCACGATGTGGGTTGGTTTTCGCATTCGAAGTAGTGGCACCGGCGGGCGTGGACGAAGCCTTCGACTCGTTGGCCCGTTACTGTACGTTTCTCGCAGATTCAGGTGAGCCGGAACAGTTTCGGGACGAACTCGCCCGCCTGCTATCCCGCCCTCCCGACGCCGAGGCGGTCCGGCTGGCCGAGAGGCTGGAAAGTCTCGCCGACAGAGGGCCGGACTACGGAGGGACCTACCGTTTTGCGATGCTCGAAGCCGCCGCGACGATCCGCCGCCTGGCCGGGACGGGAGGGGTGTGATGGACGATATTCCTGATTGGGTTATTGCGTCTCTAGGAGTCATCGCCGCACTGATTGTTGCCGCTGCTTACGTGGCCGGTTGCGCCCGAGGATTCCGAGACGGCTGGCTGGCCCGGTCCGAACAATCACCCGCCCGGCCCGACACACCCGAAGGAGGATGACATGACCACCAAAATCAGAGTTGTCGCGTGCAGCCGGTGCAACGGGTCTGGAGAGATTGACGTCCACACGCCCCACATCTCCACCCCGCACAAGGACACCTGCCCTCAGTGCAACGGGCATCGGTCGATGGCCATGCTCGTTCCGGACGAGTACATACCCGAACAGTCGGAACCCAAAACTGAGGGAACATGAAGACGACTCTGTAGTCGTTGCGTTTTTCGTGGTTCGGAAGTGACCGACACACCCGAAGGGGAGTAGCACGATGCCGACCGACTCCGACTACTGGTTTTGCCCAAACTGTGAGCGGGAAAGGACCGGCGACGACATGACCGACGACAACCGTTGCGGGGTTTGTAGTGTCGAGTGCATTCACATTGCCGAGTGTCAAGAATGCTCAAAGTCCAGTGGTTCGGATATGCCGGTCTACCACGCCATGCCTGAATGCAAGGCCGAAGCCTAACCCCCGAGGACCAATCATGGCCGACGTGACGACCACCACCGCCCCGCCCGACCCGTCGGACGTTGATCCACTGGACCCGTTCTCCGGGCAAGACGACGACGGTCCGATCGGGACCACAGTTCGAATCATGCCGGACGGAACGCGAGTCCCATCGAAGGTGCCGGACGTTGGACCGGACGGCGATCCGAAACGGCTTGCCGGACCAGTCCCCGACACGTCGGACCAGTGCCCGAGGTGCGAGGGGACGGGGACACTTCACGGTGTGCCATACGATGACCCGTGCGCCCTCTGCTCCGGCACCGGCCTCATGTCCGTGGCCGTGACGGGTGGCGACGCGGAACCGGCCCGTGTCCCGTTCGTGTCCAGCAAGGCAGCGGCGTTCGCCGAGTGGGCGAAGAACAACCCGGAAGGACTCGCGGCAATACAGAAACAAATGGATTCCCTCCCCGGACACCGACCGGAACCGGCGACCGTGGACACCACTGAGGACGACGTCTCGATCGAATGGGAGCGATATCGGCGAACGCTGGACTCTCACGTCGTATCGCGGCAGGGCACGAAGATGTCGGATCGTCTCGCCGCCTCCCTCCGTGAGGCCCGGGCCGAGTTGGAGAAGGCCCGGTTTGCCAACGCGACGTTCGACGCCTGCCTGCCGGAGATCATGGCCCAACGCGACACCGCCCGGGCCGAGCTTGCGGCGATGACGAAGGATCGGGACGAGTGGCGGTCAGCGGCCAGTGACGGGTTGTCCGTTATCCGGTCGTTGAAGACCGATGCTCTCGCCGCGGACGGGCGGACGGGGGAGGTGCCTGGGGACGTTCGGGAGGCGGCGGAAGAATTCATGGACTACGAAAACGACAGCAGCGTCTCGCCTACTCCGGTTTGGGCACCGGGCGAGATAGTGGCCCGCTTCGTCCTCTCCCTCCCGGTCGAACGGACGGACGAGTAGGTCACTTCTTCTTCGGCCTCGGCTCGTAAATCTGCTGGCCGGTGCCGAGGAAGGTCAGGAAACTCGTCACCATCGCCTGCCGCATTCCCAGTTCCGTCATGGCCTGCTTGATGTCCGCCGGGGTGATGGGAATCAGGGACCCTTTCGCCGCGCTGCCGAGGGTCGGAGGAGGGCCGCCTCCGGGCGTGGTGCCGGACAGGAAGTCGTACCCCAGTCCGGGCAAAGGCGCCGCCTTGTTGCGAGCGAACGAAAGGGCGACGTCGCCGGTTTTTAGGTTCGGATGTCTGGGAAGCGGTGTCCGGAGTCCGAAAGTCGGCTTGCGAATGTCGGAAACCTTTCCCGTTTCCGAACTCTTGAACTCTCCACCGACGACTCGTGTGAGAGCCGTGTAAACCTGCGACAGACCGGTCATCGGGTCCAAGTGCAAGTTGCCAATTCTGATCTTCAGGAAGTCGGCCGAGCGGGGGTCGAACTCCACCTTGGCGTCGTCCCCGAGTGCGAGTTTGATGGCCCCGATGAAGACCGACATGCCGATGGCACTCTTGGCGTACTCCCTGGCGATGGCCTGCCGGGTCTTCATGGTGCCGCCAACGAGGTTGGCGCCCGAAGCCACCCGGATACGGCTCCACAGGTAGCGTGGCGAGAAGAGGGCCTGATTCCACGCCTCGGCCGACTTCTCCATGCCGAGGGGGAGAGCGGCCCGGCCGGTCCAGTCGTTCGTGAAGGTGGCCAGTTTTGCGGCCTCGTCCTTCGTCAGCCGGGAGTTCCGGGCCGAGTAGTCCCGCATGAGCCGGTAGAGTTCGACCCGGGCTTCGTTCAGGTAGGCCGTATAAGCTCGTTCGGAGGCCTTCACGGCCGGTCCGATCACCGGGACTTTCTTCAGCCACTTCCCCAGAAACGCCTCTTCGCCCTTTCCGAGCTTGCCGGGTTCGGCCAGGTAGCCGCCGTTCTGTGTGAACTCCTTGCCGTCCGTCGAATGCACGAGGTCGTAGGTCCGCCGGTCGAACGCCCGCTCGGACATGGTGGCGTTCAGGGTCCGGGCGAAGGCGGGGATGGCCTTGTGGGGGTTGCCGAGGGTGAAGAGTCCGCCTTGCCGGAGGACGGACGACAGGTCGAGTGCGGTCTGCCAAAGTCTCTGTACGCCGGAGGCTTCCTTGTAGGCGTTCCAGATTTTCGCCGGCAGCGGGTCGTTGGTCCGCTTGATCTTCTGGATCTTCTCCTCGATCTGGTTGTTGACCTTCTCGTCCGCAATGATCGCGTCCTTCTCGTCCAACGGCTCGGAGGCCAGCTTCTTCGCGCGTGCCCAGATGGCGTCCAGGTGCGGCCTGATCTCGTCCCCGAACTTCTCGGTGATCCGCTTCGAGAAGTCGGCGAAGGTCAGGCCGGATTTGACGATCTTGGCGGCGGTGTACTTGGCGAGGACGGGAATGGCGGCGGGGTCGAACCCGGAGAAGAGTTTGTCCGGCCCGAACATCTTCACCATGTCGCTGACGGCGGCCTTCTCCATCAGGTCGGCCTGCTGCCAGTGCTTGCCTTCCTTCTTCTTCGACTCCGGCAACTTGAAAATGCCGGTGAGGAAGTCCTTGGCCCGGTCCCAGACGGAGCGGGCCGGGGTTTTCGCGGGCGGTGGAGTGACGGGCTGGTTGCGGTAGATCTCGATGATGTCCTGAAGCCGCTCCTTTTCCTTGTGCAATTCCTCGATCTCGGCCCGCTCCTTCTCGTTCAGTGGCCCCTTCTTCTCGATCTCGGCCCGCTTGTAGAGGCCGTTCAGGGTGTAGTCCTTCGCGGCGAGGACCTGGAAGAACCGGAACCCGCCGCCGGTCTCGCTGCCGAGTTTCTGGGAGGCCGCTTCCAACCGCTGAAGGTCCAGTTCCGCGTCCTGCAACTGCCGGCGTAAAGGTTCCTGGGCCGTGTCCGGCGCCTTCTCCCGCTGGCGGGCGAGCAGTTCGTCGCCGGCCCGGTCCCGGAGGTTGTTCAGTTCGACCTTGCGACGGAGGAGGATCGGTACCGCGTCCCGGACGTGGACGGGTTCGCCGGCGAGGATGGAGTCCACGACCTTCGTGCCGGCCTGCGGGTCGGCCTTCATCGTGGCCTCGGCCTTGGCCCACGCCTCCGGGTCGGTCCGCTGGGCTTCCCGGACGACGGGTTCGAGGCCGCGGACGGCGCGTTCCTCGGCGGTCTTCTCCTGTGCGAGGGCGAAGTCCTTGACGGGTTCCGGCGGGGCGATCGGGACCTTGGGACCTTCGGCTTGCCGGGAGTACGACCGGGTGCCTTCCGACCGGGGCGGTGCGGCCGAACGGACTACGGTACCCGTCGCTCCCCCTTCAGTTCCCGGAACAGGAGCGGGGCCGGCTTCGGCAGGACGGGACGGAGGCCCTTGCGAATCAGCGGGCCGGCCGGCTGGACGATTTTCGGCAGGTGGACCTTCACCGGTCCGTGAAGCGAGGCCCGCTTCTTCGCCGCGTCGAATACTTTCCGCAACGGCGGCGGGAGAGTGGCCGGCTCGAAGGGCTGCTGTGGCGGCATCGTGTTCCTCCTTCATGGCGGGGTTGTCGTTCCGAACCTTAGTACGCAGTTTTTCGAGGTCCACCGTCCGCTCCACGCCCTGACGGACTCTGCCTTGGCCGGCGGTGAAGACGAGTCTCTTGGCCCCCGGGTCGAGTTCGGCGATCTGCCGGGCGAGGTCCATGATCTGCCGGCGCCCCCACGGCTCTACCCCCCGGCCCTCTCCGCTCTTCATCCCCGCGGCGCCCAGCCAGGGGACGTGGACCTCATCGCCCTTGGCCGCGAGCAAGGCGTCTCCGACGACTTGCCCTTCGTGGTCGGCCACCTTGATCCGGTACACCCCTTCCGGGTACTGCCGCATGGCCTGCGTTTCGGACAGGTTCAGGTCCATGCCCTCGGCCAGCCGCTCGGGATTGACCAACTGCAACTTCTCCGGCCGGCGCCGTTCCACCCCTCCGGGCGCCGTCCCTTCCTGAATCCGCCGCTCCACGTCGGCCACGGCCTCCTGTGGCTTCGCCTCCGGGGCGATCTCCTGACCGGCGGCTCCCGGGGCGGTCGGCTCGGCCGGGGCCGTCTCCGGCGGTTTAATCGCTTCCGCTGGCCGTCCGCCACCCTCCGACACGTTTTCGACACCCTCGGACGGCTTAGTGGGAGTTGGTGTCGGCTTTTCGGACGGTTTCGAACTCTCGATCAGGCTTCGAAGGTACTTCTTGGCCGGTTCCGGCAGGTTCGGGCTGTCCATCACCTCCGAAATGTCCCGGCCGGCTTTAATGTCTTCCACGAGTGGGCCGACGTCCTTCTGCACCACCTCGGCCGCCGCGGACCGGGACATGCCCTTCTTCGTCAGGCTGGTCATCAAGTCTTGGAACGGCTCGACCGGCCGGGCCTCCCGCTCGTGAAAAGCCGCGAACCCGGCCCCGAGGAGCGAATCGGTGGCCAATCTCGTTCCGACGTCCCCCCACTTGCCGGCCAGCATGTCGCGGACCGTCTTGTACCGCTCCTCTTTCGGGTCCAGATACTTCCCGAACCCGGCGGAATCGAGGGCGTCCTGCACCCCGCCGGTCAGGGCGTCGGCGGCGGCGTTTTCGAGGGGCATTGCTGCGCCCGCCACGGCGCTCTTGGCCGCGAACCGGCCGAGGGCGGTGGAGGCAGTGCCGGCGACGGCCTGCGAGTTGGCGAACTTTCCGATCTGGCCGAGGATGACGGTCTGGACGGCGTTCTTGGCGAGCGGGGCGGCGAGGTTCTTCGCGTCGAACCAGTCCCCGCCGTTCTTGTTGGCCCGCTGCTGACTTTCTTCGAGGTAGCCGGCCGTGACGACCGGACTGCCTGCGGCAAGACCGGCGGCACCCCCAACCCCCCGCATGATCGGCCCGGCTGCCGCGAACTCGCCCACCACCTTCGGCACCCCGAGTGCCGCTTCGGCGAGTTTGGACCGCTGGCTCCGGGCCGCGTCCCGCTGCTGGTTGAACTCGTACTCCGCGATCCGGCCGAGGTCGGTGTCCGACGGCTTCTCGTCCCTCTTCCCCGACAGGTATTCATCCCTCGCCTTCACCGCCTCGCCGTACCGCTTCGCTTCCAGTTTGTCCTGAAATTCGGTAAAGGGAACGGCCTTCCGCAGAACGTCCTTCACGCTGATCCCGACCCCGCCCAGCGTTTCAGAGCCGACCTCTTTCCCGAGGTTGACGTCCCAGCCCGGAACGCCCATGACCGAGACGGGCGCATCGGAGTTCTTCTGGGCCGCCCACTGCTGGGACTGTTCCACCCGGGGACGGAGGATCGCCTGCCGGGCTTGGGTCATCAAGTCCGCCTCGGGCGCGGCCTCGCCTCCCCGGGCGGCGTCCAGAACGGACCGGGCCTGATCGAGAAGGTCGTCCATGTTGTCACCGGGTTGCGGCTTCGATGTGCTTAAGATACTGCTCGATCTGGGCCAACTCCTGCGGCGTGTGATTCGGCTTCTTCAGCAGGACGGCGAGAAACTCGGCAGCGTTCTTGGCCGATTCCTTCTCCACGACACCCAACCTTGGGTTGGAGTCGATCTTCTGAACGGTGGACTGCACCACGTCCGGGGTGCCCCGCTGGTCGTTCTCGGCCTGGGCCTGCTGGCCGGGAGTGTTGGGCTGCGCCTGTTGGCCCGGAGCCGCCTGTCCCGGATTGGCCGCGTTGAACTCCCGGCGAATGCCGTCGAGCCGGGCCTGCGCCCTCGCCTTGATCGCCTGATCGGTGGCCGGCTTGTCGAGGACCATCTTCGTCTTCCCGCTCGCGTCCGTCTGCTCCGTATAAACCGGATCGACGTTGAACTTGGCCCACGACTCTGCGTCCTTCATGGCCTTTTGCACGTCCAGTTTGTTCGTGCCTTTCATGGCCAGATGCGCCCACTCGCCCTGGGCCTGCTGCTCCTCGGCGTGCTTGCCCGTCTCGATCGGAACGATGTTCCCCTTGTCGTCCACCCTCGCCCAGTGCGGAACCCCGGTGATCGGGTTGATAAGTACTCCTGTGGACATCTGGCCTTGCGCCGCCTTCATCTGAAGCCCGCGGATCGTTTCCAAGTTCAAGGCCTGCGTCTTCGCCTCGTTCTGACGCAGTTCCGCCTGTGCCGCGAAGTCGGCCGCGTGCTGCTTCTTCATCTGCTGGTCGTACTCGTTGATCCCGGTCCGGATTTGCAACGCCCTCACTCCCGCTTCTTCCGGCGACAGTGTCCCGTTGGTGACGGCTTCGTTGATCGCGGTCAGGGCGTTCTGCCGGTCCCGCTGCTTGATCTCGTCCGCGTAGGTCAGCTGCCGGTCCTGCATGGCCGCTTGAAACGCCTGCGACCGGGCCTGCACTTCCAACTGCTGCTGCTGCGACCGCCGCTGCTCCTCGTACCCCTGCTCGGTCCGCACGTCCGTCTCATAGGCCCGCTCCCGGTTCTGCTGGGTGGCGATCTGGGCCTGAGTCGCCTGCTGGATCGCGGCCTGCGCCCCTTGCTGGCGAAGACGGTTCTGACTCTCCGCGAGACCTGCCATCGTCGGCAGGGTCTTGTCGAACTCCTGAGTCGCACCGTACTCGGAGAGGATCTTCGAGGAGAAGGGATCCGGGGGAGCGAAAACGACGGGCATGGTCCGGCCTCCTGTGACAAAGGCAGGATACCAATTCCTACAAGGCGTCGAGTTGGGCCTGTAGCGAAATCTTCCGCAACTGCTTGTCCTTGTCGTCCCCGCCGAGACAGGCCTGACACTTCCCGATGTAGCCGAGGGCCGAGGCCATCTGCAATTTCAGTTGCGCCAATTCCGTCGTCTGCTGCTGGGCGATTACGAGCTTCCCGTTCGCCACGGCGAGTTGGGCAGTCAGGTCGGCGTTGGCCCGTGTCAGGGAGTCGATCGTCTCTTGGGGTGTGACCGGAGGTGAGGGCGGAACAGGAGGAGAAGGCGGAACGGGAGGAGAAGGGGGTACTGGCATGGAAGCTCCTTAGTAGCCGACCAGTTCGAGGAAGCCGGTCGTGGTCGCACCGGTCAGCGTCACGGCCGTGGTGCTGCGGGCGGTGACGACAGTGGCCACCACGTCGTTCGTCGCAATCACCGACGGCTGGTTCGTAAACGCGGTCGGGAAAGTGTAGCTGGCCGTGCCGTTCAGGGCATTCAGGTAAGCGAGTACCCGCTTCAAACTAGACCCCTGCATCGGCTGGGAGAATACCGCCGTCCCCGAAATGGACCCGTTGACCGTCGTCTGCGCCGAGGTGGGATTGAAGGTGTTGGCCGCCACAATGTCGGCGGCCGTCGTACCGGTTAAAGTCGGCGAGGCCGAGAGGACCGCGTTGCCGGTGCCCGTAATCACGTACTCGCCCAGTATGCCGGCGTTGTCGTACAGCACCCGACCGGAGGTCCCAGAGTCGATTACGGTAGTCCCGACCGCAACTTCGATGTCCAGGGATTGAGCCGCCGTCCACGTCATCGGGTTGCCCTTCCCGCCTCCGGAAGTCAGCAACTCACTGGCATTCCCGGCCGTGTCCGGCAAATTGAAGTTGTAACCGCCGCTCGAATGCAACGTCTTGACGGTGGCCTGTCCGGTCCCCGATCCCGTCGAAAGAATCAGCGCCCCGGCCAACGAAGCCGAATTTTGGCCGAGGGCTAGAGTGGGGGTAAACGCGGGGTCGGCGCCGGAAGACCCCTGAAGTGCCGTACCGGTCGCGCCTACGGAAACAGACGCTACCGGACTGGTTCCTTCTCCGACCAGAAGTCCGTGGGCAGTCAGAGATGACCGGCCCGTCCCGCCCGACCCCACGGGCAGCGCCGGACCGCTACCCCCGCCGAGGATAAAGACGTCCTGAGACGTCCGGGTGATCTGGTCGTTGTAAATGAGACTGTTGACAATCGCCAGGACTTGGTTCAGCGACCGCGTGACCCGGTCCATGCCGTCCGTCGGCTTGACCGGGGCGATGGTCAGGGCGCGGAAGTCGGCCATGTGTCAGCCGTAGAAGGGGGTCTGGTAGTCGTAGAGGCCTTCGCCGCTCATCGCACCGGAGTAGGGATCGGACGACAAGTTGCCCTCTCCGGAACCCTGCCACGGTGCCTCCGGAACCCCGAGACCGCCTTGCGAGGGATTGAACTCCGAACCCGGGTCGAACGCCCCGCCCGAGAACCCCCACTCCGGCGGGGGCTGATAGGGGGCGGGCGCAGATCCCCCTGCGAACCCGCCGAAGTTCCCGAAGCCGCCGCCCCCGTACCCACCCACCATTCCGCCGCCGTGATCCATCATCGTCGGACCCTTGAACGGCGTATTGTCCGCCCGGCCTCCGCCCACCCCCATGCCGCCCTGCGAGAACCCCGCACCGCCCGGCCGGGCGAGTTGGTCGAACTGGCCCTGTGCCTGCGTCCGCTGCTGATTCGCTCCGGCCATCTGGGCGAGGTTCGCGTACAGGGAGGCGTTCGGGTAAGGCGCCATCGTGGAGGCCTGAAAGCCGAGTTGCTGAGACCCGAGGTTGGCCCCGATCTGCGCCCCCTGCTGGCGGGCACCGAGGCCGGCCTGGCCCAGAGCCGAGGCGTACCCGGCACCGAGTTGGGCGAACTGGTTCTGACTCCCGGTGATGGCCCGCTGCCGGTCCAGTTCCACCCCCCGCTGCATGTTCTGCTGGACCGTCGAATTGCCCAGACCGCGGGAGATGGCGTTCTGAAGCTGGCTGCCGGCCTGCGCGTTGTAGGCCGTGTTGATGTCCTGAATGTTCGTCTGGTTCGTGCCGGAGATCCGGCCGAGGACGTCGCCCATCAGGTCCGAATACCCCTTCGAGATGTCGCCGTACTGCTGGTCCAACTGTCCGCGAAGGGTCTCGTAATTCGTGTTAACCGTCTGGCCCAGACCCGCATTCAGGTTCAGGGCGGCGTTGTAAGCCCCCGCGTAAGCCGGGCCGATGGAGGATGGATTCTGGAAGTCCCCGAAGGCGTTCGACTGCTGCTGAAGGGCCTGCCACGGCAGGTTGTAGGGGAGGGAGGCGGGCATACGGTCTCCTATCCTGCGGCGTTTCCGCGTTGCCGGACCTTCCCCAATGTATCAATCGTCAGCCGCCAATTCTCCGCCGCCCACCGCCCCGTCGAAGTAGCAAAGACGTACAGGGCGTTGGCCGACTTCCGAATGAGGTTCGTAAAGTTCCGTCCCTCAGTCCACGTCCCGGACTTCACGGGGGTGGAAACCAAGGCCTCCTCGGCCGTCTTCCCGGCGTAGATCGCAAACGTCACCTCGTCGGAATCCTTGGCCATCACCGCCTGCAAGTCGTTCACCATCACGTCGTCGTTGAACTTCGTCAGGAACGGACCCATCATCACCTGACTCAGAATCATCTCGCCGTCGTCGTCCTCGGCGTCCTGGTCCAAGGCGCGAACGTACCCGTCCCAACTGCCGAGCAGCACCACCCGATCCTCTTGGAGGTTCCCGTCGAACCCCACGCAGCAGAGCGGGTTCATGTTCGTGTCCTGATAAGTGTCCTCCCACCACGAGTTCGATTGGCTTTCCCAGACGTAATGCGTCGTGTCCTGCTGGGTGTCCAGGAGGGTGACGAAGACGTGAAGCTCCTTCCGCCGGTCCCACCACGCCATCCGAATCCCGTACTGGCCGGTGTCGATGTCCAGCAAGAGGCTGTCGATTGCTTGGCTGATCCGCTGCGGTTTGGCCCCCTGCGCCGGGATGAAGGCGAAGACGCCGGTGTGCGAGGAGAAGAAGTACACCGTCCCGGTCGAGTCCATGCACCACGCCTGACCGAACGCGATGCCGATGTCGGTGGTCACGTTGTCCAGTTGCCCGCCAGCCATCGGGTCCCCCCGGAACACCGCAATGCCCTTCTCCATGCCCACGATCAGCAAGTCGTCCGTGTACGGGATGAGTGCCGTTACCGGGAACCCGAGCAAACCCTGCGAGCCGGTCCGACCGCTCCACGCACTGTCGGCGGGCACCGGGACGGCCGGGGCGTAGTCGAAGTTGAACGGGTCCGACACCTTCGACATGAAGATCGTGATCGAGTCGTTCAGGCAGTTGGCCATCACCGTCCGGCCCCGCCAGGTGCAGATCAGCCTCGGCAGATTGCCGTCGGCGTCCTGCGGGAAAGTTCCGTCCGTGGGAGTCCAGGTTTCGACCGAATCGGTTTCCGGGTTGTAGTAGACCTGATTCGTCCCGTCCGCGAAGAACAACTTCTGGATGTTCCCGGCCGAGAGCATGAGGCCGGTGAAGTTCAGCGGCGGCATGTCGCCGGTGTTGTTCATCGGCGTGTTCCACGTCGTGTCCCCGGCCGGCAGGGTGTAGACGTTCCCCTTGCTCACGCCCACGAGGATCACCAAGCGGCCCGACTGGCTGGGTTGCACGGGACTCTCCGTGTTGATGACAAGAACGTCGAGCAACTGGGTAATGAACTCGGTATCGCCCGGCCTCGCCTCCACGAACTTCGAGAGGCCCGGCCTGATCCCGCCCCGGAACCGGTTGGAGAAGTCGAACGCCCGGACGTTCACACCCTGGACGCAGGTCCGACAGTACTGGCCCTGATACGACTTGCGGGCCGGCTGCCGGCCGACCGGACCCGACACGTCCATGCCGGCGAGGGGGAAGTGGAACTCGATGGTCTCAGGGGCAGGCATTGGATTGGAGGCCCGCGAGGAACGAGTCGTAAGCCGGGGTCTGGGACGCGATCAGGGAGTCGGGATACGTGGGGACGACGATCGGACTCGTCGGGTCCATGTTGCAGGAGACGTCCTGCACCGTGAAGCCCGAAGCGTCGGGGATGTTGGCCGTCCCCTGCGCGTTGCCGCAGTTCAGACCGCCGATGGTGAAGATGTTCATAAAGAGCCGGATGTGCGACGTCGCCACCGTCGGCGGAATGGTGTTCGAGTTCCACGTAATGAACCAGCCGACCCCGTACAGGTTTTCCCCCTCCTCGAAGACGTAGGGCGGCGTGCCGACGATGTTCGTGTTGCACGTCGCGGGGGCCGGATTGGACCAGTCGATCGTTAAAGGGTCGGACTCGATGAACCGCTGCGGCAAGAGGGCGGCGGTGTACTCCACGGACTCGGTGACGGTGTCGGAGACTCGCCAAGTCCCTTTCCCCAAGGCGTCCGTGACCTTGATAATCCCGTCCCCCACCCGGCCGGAGAGGAGCGTCCGCAACTCGATCTGCTTGCCGCCGACCGGAAGCAGGTTGGCGTTGTTGATAAGCGCCCCGATCAAGGGGTGGGTCTTCCCGTCGGCCGGGAAACTGAATCCTTCCGGCGACGTCAGGGTCAGCGTGTAGTTTGGCTTCCAGTTCACCGTCACGATTCCGCGGGCCACGCTCGGGAAGACCTGACCGGACCGGAAGTACTGGTGGCTGGCGAAGTAGACGATCGGGCCGTTGAAGGTCGGCTCGTTGACCGTGAACGTCACGATCCCCGACCCGTTCGTCATTCCGGAATCCCCTGTGCCGTCCTGCCCGATCGGGTTGGTCGAGAGGGTGATCAGTCCACTGGGATGGACGGTATTGGCCGGCTCGTCAAAGAGAGTGGCCGTCAGGATCACATCCTGACCGTTCGTCTGGATCGTGTGGTCCGCCGTCAGAAGCACCCGGCGATAGGCAGCGGGAGGCCAGTTCTTCGACGGCGTGGGGCCGCTGCCGTGCGGGGGGACCTTCCGGTCGGAGTTCCGCGGGTCGTCAATGAAGTTGTCCTGAAAGTCCTCGAAGTTCGACAGGAGGTTGTCGTCCCGCAGGATCACGATCTGGTTGAGGTGCTGAATCAGTTCGGATCCTTCCGGGATCTGGTTGCCGTACTTCGACATCCCCGGCCGGGAACCGCCCCGGTTGCGTTCGAGGATGGGGTCGATCGTCCGGACGTTCACCCCGGTTGGGGTGGTGTTGGTGGGCTGGTCCGCGAAGGCGCCGGACACGTCCATGCCCTGCACCGGGAAGTCGATGGCGAGATTCTGAAATTCGGCCATGTTCCTCAGCCGGTGAAGAGTCGGTAAAGCAAGTACCACAGGATCAACGACAGGGGCAGTCCTACGGCCAGGCCGGCGAGGGGACGCGGCTGGTGTGACATGGCTAACTCCTTGGGAACTTCGTCGGGGTGATCGTGTAGGCCGCGGCAGTATACCGCGCCACGCCCACCGTGAACCGCACGTCGTCCATTCTGCCACGGGGGCCTTGGTTGACCCCCACCCCGCCGCACGCGAACGCGGCGGTACTGTCGAAGACCGTGGCCAGGCTGAACGTATTCACCATCCGCTCGCCCATCATGTACAGGGCGTGGGTCGAGCCGTTCTTCACGTAGGCCATGTGCCGCGGGGCGCCGTTGTAGAAGACCAGTTGGGCGTCCGCCCCCATGTCGAACGTCGCCGAGGTGAACGAGTTTCCGTCGGCCGAGGCGTTGATGAACGGGTTGCCGAACACGTTGGAGGAGGACAGCACCCACTCGTGCTGGTTGCCGGCGTCCAGCCACTTCCCGACCCAGAACACGCCGCCGGGGTTCAGGATGGCCGTGTCCGCGCAGTAGAAGTATTCCGCCGTGAAATCCCCGGACCCCACTTCGAGGTCGGCCGCGTCCGCCGCGCTGACGTAATCCCCGACCGCGTTGAAGACCATCGCCCCGGGCGTGGCACTCACCGGCAGGCCGGCGGTGACGGAGTTCACGGTGATCGTCCGGGCCACCGTGCTTTCGTCCACGATCGAGCCGTCGCCGCCGATCAGGACCTTCACGCTGGTCCAGAACGGGTCTGCGGACGCCGTGGCCTGAAGGTAGGTGAAGTCCCGGGGCAGACCCCACATCGAGCCGCGGGCGTCCAGCATGAGGCCGTAGTTCGTCTTCGAGTTCATCACCACGACCACGACCTTGAACCCCGACGGGGACTGGTAGAGGACCGCCGAGGCCCAGTCGTCTATCGCCGTCAGACTCGGAGTCCAAGAACCCTGCTTGCCGGCCACCACGCTCGTGTCCCGGATGCCGGCCGGGTTCAGGATGGGCATGTTCGCCCACCAGGAGAAGTTCGTCATCGAGATGGACCGGGCGTTCGGTCCGGTGACGGCCACACTGACGGTCGTGTCGCCCTGGATCGCCACGAGGGTCGAAAGGGCGAACGCCGCACGAGCCACCTTGGAAAGGTCTTTCGCGGACATTTTGTTGTAGGTCACGTCGTAGGGAGGAACCGTCGGAGTCTTCGAGCCGCCGAACGGGTCCACGAAAACGGCGGTGGACATTCCCAGTTCCACGGCCCGGGCGTTCATCCGGGTCACGAACCCAGCCATGCCGCCGGAGCCGCTGCCGTCGCTTCCCACCGTGCGGGCGATGCACTGGGCCGCATCGTACCCCGAGGGGATCAGGAGGCCTTGCAGGAGTCCCCGGTAGTTCGTCACGTCATCGGCCATGAACCCGGCCGAACTCAACCCCCCGCCGAACACCGTCGTCAGGTCCGCCGCCGTCACCGTCACCGCCTCCGTGTCGATCACCGACGACTTGTATTCGAGGCAGAGGAGGGCCGTCATCAGCTTCACGGTCGAGCCGGGATAATCGCTCACTGTGGTGCCGGCGACGTTGTAAAGCTCGAAGTCGTGGTCCACGTCGTAGGCGTACAGAAAGGCCTGCTGCCCGCCCGGCTGGCCCACGGGGAAGTCGGTAATCGGGGTCGGAGTGGGGATCGGAGGGGGTGGAGGGGGAGGCGGGGAGACGCCGGCCGTGCCGACCCCGCGGACCCGCTGTCCCACGACCGGATTCTGCACCCGCATCGTCAGGCCGACGCCGCGAAGCCTCATGTCCGGTCCCGGTTAGAAGATTCGGTACAAGGCGTTGCAGTCCGTGACGGACCCGCCCGTCGTGAAAGAGAGTTCCAGTTCCATCCCGCCCGAAAGGTCCGCGAACATCTGGGCGATGGTGTTGTTGGCCGGACTCCGAATGTCCACGTCGATCCCCGCGTTCGCCGTCGTCCCCGTGAGGGTGATCGTGTCGGCGAAGAGTTCACCGGCCCCGATGGTCCGACCGGTGAGTCCCGGACAGGACGAAGACAGAGTCAGGGCCACCTCGGCCAGCACGGTGGGGACCCACAGGGTAGTGGTCGGGTTGACCGAAGACAGGCCGGTCGAAATGATCGGGGACCACGTAATGATCCGGGCCGAGAAAGTGTTTCCGTCCGAGCCGGTCCCGTAAAAGAGCAGGTTCACCCCGTTCTGAACCCGACCCCCGAGGGCCGGATCGGTCAGCCGGATCACCGAAGCGCCCGTCGCCGTCCCCGCGTCCCCCGATCCGCCGGCCGTCAGGAACGGGTCCGAGGCCACCGGGATCTTCGAGACGAACCCGTTCGAGGACTGGTTGACCGATCGAACCTTCCGCCAAGGTGAGCCAAAGGTTTCGACGTACATGGCGAACTCCGGTTCGGGGTCGGAGTCAGCATAGTCCCGCGAGGCGCAAAAAGAAACCGCCGGCAACGAGCCGGCGGCTGTTCGCTCTACTGTCCCCGGTCCAAAGTCTATCACCCCGTGGTGTTCGCCGCCAGTGCGTCCTTCAACGCCTGGGCCTTCGCCTTCAACGTGTCGCCCAAGTCCGTGACCGGCTTCAACTCGGCCGCGGTCGCCCCGTTCTGAAGGGCCTGTGCCACGGCCGCGGCGATCAGGCCCGGCACGCCGTTAATGAACACCACGGCGCTGTCGATGACGGTGTCGGCTTCGGTAATCTCGTTAATCAGGGGTTGCAGGTCGGCTGCCATCTTCATGAACTCCGGCACTGAGGACATGGGAAGGTGATTGCCGGTCAGTGCGGCCGACAGCCTCCGGTGTTGGGAGTGAACCCAACTGGCCAGAACGTGAATGGTTTCCCGGTCGATCATTTCTTCATTCTTGTGCGAAGCGTGTGCCGGATCGGGATGTTCCGCTTCCGCGGGCAGGTGCGAGGCCATCACCTCGGCCGGCGACTTCTTGTGGGCGATGGCGTCCTTGATGATCTGGATGATCTCCATGATCTTCGGACCCATGACCGAGATCAGTTGCAGGATCACCGGAATCCACTCCCACGCGCCGCCGACCTTGATGGTCCCCTTCAGGCCTTTCAGGATCTCCGCGAGCTTCCCGTCGAAGAACCCGAGCGGGCCACCCATCTTGGCCGGACCTTCTTCTTCTCCGCAACAGTGGGTCTCGAACTCGACACACAGGGCTTTCAGTTCCGCGTCCATGAAGTCCTCGGGGGTTAGAACGGACACCCGGCGAAAAGCCGGTTGTGTGCAAAACTGCGGATCGGGGCCTTTTTGAACACGTCCACCTTCTGTTTTACCGCAACCGCCGGGCCGGAGACGGCCACGGGGATCGCATTAGCGACCACTGGCGGGGCGATCGGGGGGACGGCGGGAATTACTGCCACCGGGGGCGGAAGCATCGGCAGAGGCGGTTTGGTAACGATTGGCGGGGCTGTGGCGGCCATCTGTCCCGCACAACCACCCTTTGCTACCCGTGGAGCGACCGCAAAACGCGCACTTCTACCCGAACAGCCTCCCCGGGCTGCCGCGTGGATGGCCGCGACGGGGGCCGAGGCGACTGCCGCCACCCGCTGAAGTGGACACACGCCGTTCGGGCACTGGTCCGGGCTGACGAGGGCGGACAGGAAGATCAAAGAGTACATCGGGTCCTTTCTGGCCGACAACTGCCGGCGACTAGCGAGGTCAGTGAGAAGCCCCCGGTGGGCAGTACGACGGGGAGTATAGCGACCGGGGGGTGTAAGAGGCCACGGGGGGCGGGGAGGGGGCCACGGCCTGTGAACTACGGCCCGGCACGTAACTCCACCTCACCCGCCCCTCGTGGTCGTCGTCGTGCAGGGCCTCGGCCTCCGCACGGGACAGTCCGTCGATCCAAGCGGCCGGCCACTTCCCGGCGTGCTGCCCGGATTTCAGATGGCTGTGGATTTCACCGGGGTAGGTCCAGCGGGTCGCGTGAACAGGGTAGCCACGGTGGTAGGGGAGGCTCACGGCCGGGGCCGGGCACTTGTTCGTGACCGTGAACGCCGGGCACTTGTTCTCCACCACGAGCGGTTGGCCGAGGCAGAGGGCCAGAGCAAGGAACATGACCGCTCCTAGTTCACGGACGGAGTGGTGGACCGGATCGCACACGCATTGTCCGGCCAAATGTCGTACAGGAGGACAAGGCCGTGATAGCCGTACCCCTTCCACGAATTCAGGACGATGGGGTGCAACCCGCCGTCCAGAAGGCCGACGTCGATCCCGGCCATCGAATGCGAGAACTTGTTGAAGTCCCACATCTGGGCGCAGTTCGTGACCGCGAGGGTCTGAATCTGCTTCTTGGCGAGGTGCTGGTCGTACTCCGGACGGCCGAGGTCGTACCACTCTTCATCGGACCGGTGCAGTAAGGCGTTCTCCCACGTCGCCGCGTTGTCGTACTGCCGGGACATTGACTTCTCGGGCCAAAACTCGACGGTCGGATAGCCCTTCTCCCGGCCAAACTTCGCCGACAAGCCACACCACCCGCCTTGGTCCCGGAAGTTCTTGATCTTGCACGCCACCGCATGAGCCGACAATCTCACCGGCGGCAGGTTACGCTTCATCCGGTCCAGCATCAGCGCCCCGCCGGTCGAGTACGACCAGCAGTACCCCTGGCCGTTCTGATCCAGATTCTCGAACACCGGCTTCCCGTTCTCAATGTCGCCCTGAAGGTAAAGGTGAAGCATCGACGCCTTCTGGTCCATTCGCTCCTTGTAGTACGCGATCACGTCCATCGTCGTGTCGATGCCGTCCGGCGAGTCGCCCATCTCGACCGGGTCCACGTTGTAGTCCCGCGGCTCGCAGCCGAAGGACGCCTCTCCGACTCCACGGAGCCAACCTTCGTCCAGAGACCGCTTGATGATCGGAATTTTGCCGAGGTAAAGAGCCGCCATGACTATTGCCCCCTTTGCTTGTATTCTTCAACGACCATATCCAACACTTCGGAGTCTGTTGCGACGGCGGACGCAGGATGCCGCTTGCGGTAATCCGCGATCAGCCACATTACCGCACTTTCGATCTGGTCCGGGGTCATCTCCTTGCCGGTTTCTTCGGCAAGTATTCGTGTAGCGTGCCCCCAACTCATCACTCGCCCCCATATTGTTTGAGGAGCTTGAGGGCGGCGGCCGTGTTCGCCGACCACGGTTCGATTGTGACCTTGTCGTTCACCTGAATCACGATGCACTCCCGGGACTTCTGGGCCTCGGCCTGCGCCGCCGCCCACAACTTCTGAAAGCCCGGCTGGTCGTTGGAGGCGTTGGTGTCGGGGTCGTACTCTCGATAGCCCGGCACACTGTTCTCGGCCGTCGTCTTGGCCCGGAGGTACTTAACGACCGCATCCGCCGTCGAGACGGCCGACTGCTGGGCGGTCAGCTTCGAGGGCGTCTTGGTCTCCCGGACGAAGATCACCCGGAAGGACGTGACCGGTTGCGGGGGTTTGGGTTTGGGGTCGTCGGGTTTGGGGTCGTCCGGCTTCGGTGGGGCAGGACCGACCTGGAAGGCCAGCGAGAGGAGGATCACCGGCTTGTCCTTCACGATCCCCAGCGCCTGCACGTCGGTCACGCCCTCCGACTTGCCCCACACGATCACCGCACCGGCCGGGACGTCGTACTGGCCCGGATCGACAAAGCCCTGAATCACTCCGAACATCGTCAGAGGTTTCTCCACTTCTTTCACGCCGACCGAGACGCCTTTCACGATCCAAGTCACCGGACCGGCGTAACCGTCCACCGAGTAGTACCGGTACTTGCCCGCGTCCACCGGGATGTTCACACCCGGCGGCGGTTCGACCTTGGGGGCGGGCGGTCGAGGACTGAGTTCTTTCAGAACGGGCTGGCCGAAGAGCGGACCGGCCGAGAGGAGCAAGACCAAGAGCCTCAGCATGAAATCCCTCGGGGAATGAGATGCGAACTTAGCCACCCGTCATTGACACTGAGAACCGGGGTGGTCGAAGATGTACTTCCACCCTTGCCACTCTGCCGCCTTGTTCAACTGTATCAGGCCGACGGCAGAGACTTCCTTGCTGACCGCCTCTATGTAATTCGAGACGGCCACCGGGTCCAATCCATTTTCGCACGTCGGCATGTCGAGTAACTGCAAGCATCGGTGCAGTTCGGACATGTCGTTTATGTACGTCTGCCGGTTTGCCTTGAAGTCTAGGAGGCTGTTCAGCCAACTGGAATATTGTGTACAACACGACTGGCTGTAATGCCCACCACTGACGTCGCAGTACGAAGTCTTCTTGGTCGTCAGAAGGGTTTCCCTGAGCGCGATTTCGTCATTGATGATCAGCTCCTCAGTGAAAGCATCTTCGAGGTAACTGAGTAGCGAATCCTTTCGCTCTTGGAGCGTAGCCGCGTTCAGCGCGCCGGGATTCGCCTTGCAGCGGGCGAGTTTGACGGCTTTGTACAGATTCGCGCAGAAGTTCGCACAGTTCAAGGTTTCCGGCCACACCATCAAACCCAACTCCGGGCCGTTGTCGCGGAGCCAACTAATCATTGCGTCAATCCGCGGCTGCAATTCGCTCGGCACGTTCCGGTAGGTTTCCAGACCGTCGAGTGTCGTATCGGCCTGCCCCTCAGTCATTCCCCACGACATGAGCGTTAGCTTCATGCACGCCCGCTGTTGAGCGTAGGCGTGCCTCTCGGGGTCGAGTAGATCCACAACGAGCGCGATGATGGGGCCGACCCCCATAATCACCCGCGTTGCGGCACCGGCCAAGGGCAGGACGCCCATTCCGGGAGGACGCACGGCTGGCACCGGCACTTCGACGTTCCCCGGCGGAATGACCACCGCAGGCGGCTTCAGTTTCGCCGGCCCCGGCCGGGGGATGATGCGGGCGTTGACCGGTTTCGGAACGGTCGGGTCGTAAGTGCCGCCCTGACCGACCGGCGGATTCTCTAAGACGCTGGGCAGTCCTTTACACTGCGGGTTC